CCACTCATCCGGCACGGCCTCGTGGAACAGGTCGCCATGGGCGCACACAAAAATGCGGCGCGGGCGTTTCCAGCGCAGGGGCTCGTCCAGCCACTGTTCGTTGAGGCGCACCTCGCCGGTGAACTTCGCCTCGCCCTGGGCGTTCAGCCGGGCAAGGCCCTGGCGGCTCGGGTGGTTCTTCAGGCGCGTGGCGGCCAGCTGCGCGGCATAGCAATGCCGGCAGCCCTCGCTCACCAACGTGCAGCCGGTGACCGGATTCCACGTCGCGTCGGTCCATTCGATGCTGGATGTCTCAGCCATCACAGGTCTCCTCGGCTTCAGCGGGAATTGTGCGGAGGGCGCCTGCAGTCTGGCCGTGAGGCACGACTATATTGGCCCTCCGCCACTCGTTGCGCAGGTCGCGCAGGAGTGATTTGGTCATGACGCGCAGGGCGTCCATGTGGCTGTGCAGTTTCGACCAGTCCGGATGCGCGGCCTCGGTGGCGGCGCGGCGGCGGTCATAGATGGCGCGGTAAGGGCCATCGGCCACGCTCTGCGCGCGGAACAGCGGCTCGGAAATCACCGCATAGACCTCGGCCCTGCGGCGCGGCGAATAGCCTGCGGCCGTCCAGTCGTCTGCCGTGAGCCCGCCGGTCCGGCGCCAGGTGCTCAGCGCCTGGCCGTGCACGGGCGCAAGACCAAGGCGCTTCCAGAGGTGGCCTTTCTTCGGATAGCTGGCGAGATCGCCCGCCTCGCCGACGAGCACGGCAAGGCCGAGGTCGCCAAGGCCGTTCACCGACTTGGCGAAGGCATAGGCCGGCAGCTTGCGGGCGGCGCGGCGCATGTCCTTTTCCACTTCGGCCCGGGCCTCGGCCAGCGGCTGCAGCACGGCGGCGCAGACGGCAAGGTCTGCGGCCAGTGCGGCAAAGGCGGCCTCGTCCTCGGGCTTCTGGGCCTTGCCGGCGAGCGCGCTGGCGACAATGCGGGCGGCGCGGGCGTTGATCTTCTCGCGTCCGTCGTCGTCGGCGCGCCAGCCGAGCGCGCGGCGGGTCAGCGCGCGGATGGCGTTGACCTGCTTGTTGGTGAGCGAGATGTAGAATTTCCGGCGCAGCTGCAGCTCGGCCAGCTGGTCCAGCAGGCACTGAAGGGCGGGCGAAGCTGGCGCCGATTTAATGGTCTCGTCGACGATACTCGTTAGGCCCGCTTCGCCCTCCAGGGAACGGGGGGCGTCGACCATTTGGCCTTTCGGCGATTGCAGCATGGCCCCTCCGTTCCCCGGAAGCTCGTGTGTGTCAGTCAAGATCATTGGCCCGCTCCGCTGTGGCGATGATGGCTTTCAGCTGCGCCTCGCTGACGATCTCGTCCAGCGTGGCGGCCGGATCGGATGGCGTGGCGTGGCTGTGGATTGCGTGCAGGACGCGGGCAAGGTGGCGGTACTGGCGCGCCAGGCGCGGGCATTCGGCCCAATGCACCTCGCGCAGGGTGCGCCCGTCCGGCAGGCGGGTGCCGTCGAACAGCGACCGGGCGACAGGGGCCTGCGCGGCGGCGATGGCGGCAAGGCCCCGGCGGGCATGGCCAGCGGCCACCTCCCGCCGGGTCTGCGGAGCGGGCGGCATGGCGAATTTGGCCTCATCGGCAAGCCGTCCATGGCCTCCGCTCCGGGTGGACGGGATCGGGGCGGCGGGCGCTTGAAACCTGGCCTTGCTGGCGTTTCGGGGGTGGCCCGCGCCCCGAAGGGGTGCAGCGTCGGGCGTATTCTCAATGGCCTTGTCGGCGACGGAAAGATGGCCCTTCGCTGCATCTGTGTAGGCGGCGCGGAGCAGGGCCTCGGCCTGCTCAAACGTGCCGCCGTTGTTCTGAAATTCGGCAATGGCGATCTGCAGGCGCACGTCGCGGGCGGTGATGCCGCGCTGTGCCAGCTGCTCGGTGATCTGGGTGGTGAACGGTCCGGCCATCACAGCTCTCCTTTGTATTGGGTGCCCCGGCCGCGCGGGGAGGACACGCGCGGCCGGGGGCTGTTGACGACGCCTGGGAGGTGAGCGTCATCAACCGGTGTTTCGTAAGGATCGTCCTCACGCACCCGCCGGGCGCGGAGGATGCCGAGTGCCAGCACGGCGCAGCACAACGTGAGGCTGATCAGCAGGGGCAGGGCGGCGAGGGTGGTGAGGGTCATGTCAGGCTGCTCCGGCTCTGCGGGTGACGCATCCGCCGCGCCTCCTGCTCAACAGCCGCCCGCATGGCGATTGCGTGCTGTGCCAGATCGAGGCCCGCATTGAGCGCAGCGGCAAAGCATTGCGCGTGATAATGCCGGTGGTCATTGATCAGGCGGCTCTCCCGTGCGGGCGCGGCATCAAAGCCGGCGGACACGATCTTTGACAGGATGTGTTTGTCCTTGGCCTCGTCAAACCCCGGCAGACGGCGCACATCAAGGAAGGGCTCGCCATCCTGTCTGCCCTCCTCGCGGCCGGGTTGCAGCGCGTACCAGTAGGTCATGAAGCTGTCGCCCTTGCCGACCCGCCAGACCGCATTGCGCGGAATGAGGGTGATGAGGAGCAAGGGAACGTGCTGGCGCCGGGCCCAGTTGTAGCGATGGGCGATGATCATCGTCACAGCGCCTTGATCACGCGCCAGACGGACTCCGCCAGCACGGCGCCGGTGGCAAGGCCGACAGCGAGATTGACGGTGACGGCGGTCAGGTCGTCGGCGATCTTGCGCAGGTTGAAGGGGTTCATGTCGTCCTCCGTCAGTTACCGGCGCTTGAGGCCGGTGGCGAGCGCGCGGCCCGCGTCGGTGAGCACCAGGCGCAGCGTGCCGGCGCCGGTGAGGGTGGTGGCCAGCCGCTGCGCGATCAGCGCCTCGGCGGTCTGCCTGGAGCGGGAGCCGTGCTCGCCCTTGACGCGCCAGCCGTTGGCGCGGGCAAAGGCCACGCCGCGCCGGGCCAGCGTCGTCAGCAGGTCGCGCTGCGCCGGGGTGAGGGCCGGGGTGAGGGCGGGCGCGGTCATGCCGCACCTGCGGTGACGGACCGGGCGGCCGGGCACAGCTGGTCAAACAGCTCGAGCCACGCCTCGGTCGCCTTGGCGGCGGTCAGGATCGTCAGCTTGCCGCGCATGCGGATGGGCGGCAGGCCGGTGGCCGGAAAGGGACGGTCACTGGCCGGCATCAGCTGCCGCGCCTCTTGGCCCAAGCACCTGGCGTCCATGCGCTTGATGGCGTAGCGGTCCGGATCGGACAGGGGCCAGCGGAGCCCGGCGGCGCGCCAGATGGCGCGGTCGAGCCGGTCGGCGATGTCGCGGCGGGCCGATTGCAGGATGTGCTGCGCGATCCGCGCTTCACATCCCGCCTGCAACAGCAGGCGGGAGATGCTGAACGCCAGCGCGTCAGCGGCCGGCGTCGTCAGGTCGCCGATATAGGCCTCATGGGCATCATGCAGCAGGAATGCCGCGGCGAGATCCGGGCGGCTGGTCTCGTCGAGCAGCGCGCGGGCGCCGATGACGCAGTGCTGGGCCACGGAATAGGCCCCGCCGGGCACCTGGCCGTTGAACCGGGCAATGCGCCCCAGCGCCGGGGCGATGTCGCCGCGGATGTCGATCATGCCCGGCCTCGGGGCGAGCAAGTCGACCGCGCGGCCGGTCTGGGTGAGCGTCCAGGGGGAGCTCAAGCGCGATTGGTCTGTGACCGGATCCTGCTTGTTAGGACCTGTGCCTGGCGTGCCTTTCATGACTGTCCCCCTTCGGCTGAATGGGGACATATAGGGGACCAAAAGTTCCCCAAGTCAAGAAGAGAATGAGCTCAATTGTTCCCGTTTACAGTTTTGCGGGCTGTCCGGCATGGTCTGAACCTTGGGTTGCGTAAGCTATTGGGGTCCCGTGATGCCGGAGTTCGAAGTTGCCTTTCGTGAAAAAGGCCGCCTGAAGCGCCGCAAGCGCGCTGTATTTGACGAGGCGGAGCTGCTGGAGTGGCTGGCCTGCGAAGGCATCGCTGCGGAGAGTATCAAGCAGCTGGTTCCTCGCCCGGCGACGGACCCGCAGCTAGCGTATCTGGCGGACCTGAAAGTGCGCGTGACACGCCCCCTGACGCTTGATGAGGCGAGCGACCTGATCAGCAACGCGAAGAAGGGGAGGGAGCCTGCGGACGCGCAGACGCGGGAAGTCGCCCGCAAGATGCGTGTCGAGGTCACGGACTTCGCCTCAAAATCGAAGATCTACTACTTGGTCCTCGACAAGGTCCGGCAGGGGCCAGTCAAGGATCTGGCCCGTTGGTATGTCTATCGGCTGTATCGTGCAGAGTTCAACAAGGGGCGCATCGGCGGTCTGGATGATCCATTTGACCCCATGTTCGATTCCATAGCCGATGCAATTTGCGCCAATCCCCAGCTTGTCTCCTCTTTGAAGCGCGCCGCCAGTTCTTCGAGCAACGCGTGGCGTTGGTTCGGCGAGTACAAGTCACCTGATGGAGAACTGCATAACGGAGAGAGCCGGCGAACAGCGGTCTACAGCTATGTCCGGGATGGCCTGAAGGCCGCTGGCGCAGAAAAGACGATTGGCCACAAGCCGGGTCTGTTCCAGAGTTTCAAGGGCACCAGAGCCGATGCCTCTGGCCGGAGCGAAGCGGATTCAGACCAGTACGCAGGCTTGCCGGATGGCGAACGCCGGCCCCGGCGTTGGCGATGGTGGATGTTCTGGGCGGCGCTGGCGTTGCTCGTTGTCGTAAGTCTTGCTTGAAATAATGCCGCTTAGAAAATCGTGATTCGCCCTCTTACGCGCCCGGCTATGTTGGCTTCCTCGATCAGCACCTCATAGGGCAGATAGGCTGGGTTTTTCGACGAAAGCCGGATCCGGACAGGGTCCGTTCCATGGATGATCTCAACCATCTTCAGCACCATGCTGTAGCCATCCCAAACGACGAAGGGGCCGGGAGGCGACGGGATGCGGTCGTTTGTGTCGATGATCACCCGATCCCCTGGCAGGAAGCTACCCGGTGACATCGGCTGTGTCGGGTCGATCATGGAATCACCCATGACCTCCATGATGAAGGCGGCTTCCGATGCGACCCTGGCTTCGTTTCTGAGGTAGCTGTCCGGCAAGCCCCACCGCTCGCGAAAGGCCTCGGTCTCATCCTGTGACTCATAGCCGTTTTCCATGAGCAGGGATGGTACGCCGCCACCGCCCGCGCCAACCTTCACATTGAGTTCTGGAACGAGGGTCATTGTTGGCTGTGCTCGCTCTGGCCTTTGTGTCTCGGGCCTAGGCGCTGACGTTTTTTCCTCAAGAGCGCTCTTCAAGAGGGTCGTGATGTTCACTCCGAGCGCCTCCGATATCCGCAGCAGCGTGTCGCCGCGCGGAAACGGGGTTGGCCGCTGGCGCACAATGCGGAAATAAGCCCGATTGAGGCCGGCTTTGCGGGCCAACGCCTGCAGGGTCATGCCGCGTGCTTCCGCCTCGCGTTCGACAATGGAAATCCAATCTTCGCTCATGGTCGCAGCCTGACAAATGTTTACGGGTACAGGCGAGGGGAACAAATGATTTGACATATGGGTCCATATGTTCCCTTAATGGCGCAAACACCTGTGAGGGTCCTATGCGCTTAGGAGAACAGTTGCTCCTGCTGATGCAGAGCTATGCCGATGCGGTCGGGGTTCCGGTCACGACCGCTTCAAAGCGGGCAACCGGAACGACGAACACTGCCCATCGTCTGCGGGCGGGCGGCGCGATCACCGACATCCGCTTTGACAACGCCGTTCGCTGGTTTGCCGATCATTGGCCCGAGGCCACTCATTGGCCTGAAGGCGTCTCCCGGCCTCGAATGCAAGGTTCATCCGTGGCAGCGGGCTCCGCGCCGGAACCTTCCATCGCGGAGGTCGTCCCATGAACCTTGTCCTGCACCGCCTCGGCCAGCGCCAGGCGGCCCATGGCGGCGCGCAGGCGTTACTTGCGGAACAGGACCTGGGTGGTCTGTGGCTCCGCGTCGGCGGCTTCTGTGTCGCGGTACGTGACGTTGATGGCGATCAGCTCATCTGTGGCGTCGAGCAGGGCCGAAACTGCGAGGAAGCTGCATCGCGGTTCCCAGGTCTCAAGGGCCTGTCTGGCTTCCTCGGCAACCACGCTGCCGACCAGCCCGGACCGCGGCGTTCCGTCCTCGTGGAGGCAGGCAAGGCCAAACTCCCGCCGCATGACGCGGGTGCCCTGTGGGGTGCGCAGGATGATGTCGATGCTCTGCCGGATCGATTCAGCCCGGCCGATCACCTTGCCTGTGTGTCTGTCAATTCCAGCCATTTCGGGACCTCCATGTTCGGGAGCGTGCAGCATGCGTGAAATCCAGTCGCTTTTACAACTGTCGGGTTGTGACCGGCTGCCCTGGTCCGACCCGCGCCGCATGGCGGCGGAAGCCGCGCAGGCAGCGATCCAGAGCGGAGATCCGTTCATGGTCCGGGAGCTGATGCCGCCTTCGGCAACCGGCTTCGAAACCGGGCTGGCCATGGGGCTGGCGGCGGGTGCGCTGGCCGCGCAGGCAGGCCTTTCCGGCGCGGCGGAAGCCCGCGCGGCAGCGGCCCGCTTTGGCGCGGGCCCGCTGTCGCCGGAGGGCGCGACAAGCGAGGTCGTCCCATGAACCGTATCCTGCACCGCCTCGGCCAGCGCCAGGCGGCCCATGGCGGCGCGCAGGCGTTGCCGGGCCGGGGTGTTGTTCCTCGCGTTGCTCATCGTCTCGTCCTCGTCGTTTCGCGGTGGGGGCCGGTGCATCATCGCCTGTGGCCGCCCGGCCGGGTTGTTCCGATGAGCTGATCCTCGCAGTCCGCCTGTTTTCCCATAAGGGGAAAAGCACCAAGCTTTTCCCCTTATGGGACCCTTTTGCCTTTTGCCCGGCGCGGCCGGGTCCGGTCCACCAAGCCCTTTCAAGGGAGCAACGTGATGTCTTCCAAATTTATCGGCAAACACATCGGTGACACCCCGCGCGAAACCCCCTGCGGCATTGCCGACGAGTGGTTCCATCGGGTGAAGGGCGCAACGCGCGACCTGGTGAAGCTGTGCGGCGGGCTTGAGCGCGCCGGCAAGAAATGCGGCCTGTCCACCTCGCAGATGCAGCGCCTGACCTCGCCTGCCCATGCCGACACGATCTCGATCCCGGCGGCGCTGGTGCTGGAATCCGAATGCGGGCTGGCGCTGGTGACGGCGGTGATGGCCGAGGTCAATGGCCGGCGCATCGCCGAGCCCGAGACGGACGGGGAGGCGACGACAGCCGGGTTCTACGCCGCCCATGCCAAGCTGATGCGCGCCTTTGGCGAGGTGATGACCACCGTGGCCCGGGGCACCGAAGACATGGTGATCACGCCGACCGAGGCGGAGCTGGCCGACCGGGCGCTTGGCACCCTCGACCAAACGCTGACTGAGCTTCGACAGGAGGTCGCAAAGATCAAGCGCCCGCTGCATCTCGTGGATGGGGGCCGCTGATGACCGCCTGGCTCGATCTCAGCACCGCCGAGCGGCAGGCCCTGCTGCGCCCGCTTGCCAGCCAAGGCCTCAGCTATTCCGGCATGGTGGCCGTTCTGTCGAAAACCTATGGCGAGATCAACCGGCGCTCGGTCATCGGCCTCTGCCAGCGCGGCGGCATCGCCGTGGCGCGTGGCAAGAACGGCTGGACAGTGCCGGAAGATGCGCTGCCTGAGGTGGCCGTCGACGAGCTCACCTGGCGGTTGCTGCCGCCGGAGGCAAAGACCGCTGCCGTCCGCAAGCTGGCCGCGCAAGGCCTCAGCGCCGGCCAGATCGCCGGGCAGCTGAGCCTAAAGCATGGCCGCGTGTCGCGCGGCGCGGTGATCGGCGTCGTCTCCCGCGCCAAGATCCGGCTTCACGCGTCCGATCCGCGCCGCGCGCCCGAGAAGATCAGCGCCCGCGCGCGCGCCGCAAAGCCCGGGCTGACGCTGGTTGCGCCCGTGGCTGACGCGTCCGCCGAGACCGAGGCCGTTGCCGCACCGGTCACCGCCCCGGAGGCTCCGGCGCGGCCTGCACCGGAGCTGCTGCCCGAGGAGGCCCGGCCCGTGCCGCTGCTCGATCTGGCACCCCGGTCCTGCCGCTATCCGGTCAGCCATGACCCACGCGGCATTGCCAGCCTGTTCTGCGGCGCGCCGGTGTCGCGCGGCTCCTACTGCGCCTGCCACGCCCTGCGCGTCTACACCACCGCCGCCGCACTGAAGGCCGAAATGCAGCCCCGCGCAATGCCCCTGCGCCGGGGCGAGATCAACATCCGGAGGACCGCATGAGCACGTCTGACACTCGTCCCGGATATCGCGTGCCGCATCTGCTGCGGCTGTTCACCATGGCCCTGAAGATCCACCGCCGGATGACCCCGCGCCAGGTGGCGGCGGAAGCCGGCGTCACCGTGGCGGAGGTCAACGCCGTCCTGCGCGGCGGGTCGGCGTTGGTCTCTGCCTCATCGCAGGTGGCGCTGGCCCGCTGGAACGACGTCTCGCTCGTGGCCCTCGGCGGCGAGGCGGAGGCTGTCAGGGCTGCCGCCGGGCAGGACGCGGGGAGGGCGGCGGCATGAACACTGACTATGCCCATCTCCTCAAAGGCGCTGTCCTCGATTACCGGCGGCTCGGGCTGGCGCTGAAGGCCGTCATCGCGGCGCGCGGCGTGACCTTGCAACAGGTGCAGGACCAGACGCGGATCTCGCGCGCGTCCGTCAGCCGGGCCTGTGTCGGCATCGAGATCACCACCGGCCCGCTGCTGCTCCTGTGCATCTGGGCGGACCTTAACCCGTTCGAGCTTCTGCGGGAGCAGGAGCCAGCCCACCTGACCGCGCCCAGTTGCGGCGATGAGGGCGAATACAGGGTGTTTCACAGACTACAGGGTGTGAAACCTGTTGAAAGAGCAAGACAATTGCAATCGGCCAGCCGGGCGGGCAAGCGCGCGAGGGCCGGTCATGCGTGAGGCAGGTGCGCCCGCCACTGGTCCGCGCGTTGCCAATGCCCGCGCCGTCATGGCCTCGCGCGTCGAGCCGAAGGGGCTGGGCGACTATTACGCCACGCCGCCCTGGGCCACCCGGGCGCTCTGCGTCGATGTGCTGGGCATTGGCGAGCGTCAGGCGTGGAGCGTGTGGGAGCCGGCTTGCGGCGCCGGGCACATGGCCGTGCCGCTGGCCGAGTATTTCGGGCAGGTGCTGGCGAGCGATCTCTATGACCGGGGCTTCGGCCTGACCGGGCCGGAATGGGACTTCCTGCGCCCGCTGCCGGAGGCCGAGGCCGCGCCTTGCGGTCATGACTGGATCATCACCAATCCGCCTTATGGCGAGTTGCCACAGAAGTTTGTCGAGCGCGCCTTTGAGCTGGCCCCGCGCGTGGGCATCGCCGTCTTCGTCCAGCTGCGCTGGCTGGAGACGATCCAGCGCGGGCGCGAGCTGTTCCTGCCCCGGCCGCCGCATGTCATCGGCATCTTCTGTGACCGCGTGCCGCTGGTGCGCGGCGGCTGGGACCCGGACGCGAGCACGGCAACAGCCTATTGCTGGGTGGTCTGGCGCCTTGATGGCGCGGCCCCGCGTCCGCCGGTGTGGATCCCGCCCGGCGCCCCGCAGCGGCACAGCCGCCTCAGCGACCTTGCCCTTGCCCGCAGCGTGAGCCCTGCCGCAGACGCCGGGCCCTTGTTTGGGGAGGCTGGGGATGCGTGATCTTTTGAGCGACTTCGCGCCAATTGATGTGGCGATCAGTGCGCTATTCAGCGCGTTTCAGTTTGTACCCGGCGAGTTGGGCCGTGAGCCGCTGTTCTGCCTCGTCAAGAGCGGCAATGTAGCATGTTGCGGTTTCGATCAGAGCGCGCACCTCTATGCGAGCATCTTCGAGCAGGGCTTCTTTCCGTTTGAAGGACCTCTGACATGCGATGATCGCGCGCTTCTTCCCTTGTGGGTCAGATGCTTCGATTTTTGTAACCGCGCTCAGTCGTTCGGCAAGTGTTTGACAGCCCTTATGAGGACCGACCAACCGCTCGGCAAGTGCCTGACCTGCTGTGGCCAGCCTGAGATCATCCGCCAGCGGATTGGGTGGCAAGTGCAACGGAGCGAGATTGCAAAGGTCTCGATATCCGATTTGTGCGCCTTCAATCAGTTGCTTGATCTCGGTAAACGGTCGATCCAAGGCGGTGAGATAGGCTCGCATCTCTGTCCGGATTCGGCGCGGAAAATGGCGGGCGTTGGTTATCGTAACGATGTCGCGTTTTACTCCGTCGTCCTGTGTTGCCCTGAATTCCCGATAAATGAATACGACGGACACGACAGCAACGAGCGTTGTAAACCATGCGCCCGTTGCGCTCATCCACTCGGCAGCCTTGTCCCAGTTCGTTACCATGCCGCCGATGCACAGGCCGATGAGCACGGAGCCCGCGCACAGGGCAGCGGCGGCGACTTTATGGTCGCTCAGTTTCGTCATGCTGCCTCCGGTGGCAAGACTGCGGTTCTGCGTGTCACTGTGCATGATTCCGCTGCACCCGGCGAGGGGAGGGGCTTAGCCCTCCTGCATCAGCCGCCTTGCGCCTTCGGCCAGATAGGCGCTGCGGGTGAGGCCGCGCGCGCTGGCGGCGGCGTCGATGCTGGCGAGCAGATCTTCAGCCATGCTGATGTTGATGCGCTTGACCACGGCCGGACGCTCGACCTCGACATGGGTCAGCAGGACGAAGCCCTCCGGATCGATATCCGCGCGGGTGACGCTGCCCTGCGGTGCGGGCACTGGGTCGCCGAAATCAAGGCAGACCTGCAGATGGCTGGTGAGGGCTTCCGCCGCATTGGCGAGGGCCTCGTCGAGGCTGTCGCCAACGGCAACGCAGCCCGGAACATGCGGGAAGCTGACGCCGAAGACGCCTTCCGGGGCGTCCTGGTGCACGACGGCGATGTACTGGGTCTTCATGGTCTCTTGTCCTGTCTCAAGGTGCGGCAAGCGGGTCATCCGGGGCTGGGTGCCCGCCTACCGGAGGCGGACACCGCTTTGCTTTTCGATGTTGGCGAGCGTTCCTTTCGGGATGTCCGCCTTGGGGTGGGGGACGGTGACCGTCCCGGGCCGGGTGTCGTGGCGAAAGTGGTGATGGGAGCCTTTGACGCGAACCTCTCTCCAACCTGCCGCCTCGATCTTCCGGATGACTTCGCTGCTTCGCACCTCGCTCTCTCCGTTTCGATGTGTATTTTATACACACGATTTCCCGCGCGCGCAAGTGTGAAATGTGTATTCGATACACAAAAATCGGGCACGGAAATATGCGAGGTGGCGGCATGAAGTCCGTCTCCCCGCGCGAGATCGACCGCATCAAGGACCAGCCCCTGTCCGATCTCGTTGGCCGGCGCGTCACCTGGGACCGGGCCAAGACCAACGTTGGCCGGCGGGACTTCTGGGCCTGCTGCCCGTTCCACCCGGAAACAAGCCCGAGCTTCCATGTCGACGACGCCAAGGGCGTTTACAAGTGCTTCGGTTGCGGCGCCTCCGGCGACCATATCCGCTTTGTCATGGATCTCGACGGGCTGTCGTTTCACGAGGCCGTCGAGAAGCTGGGCGGGCGGCTCGATGCGCCACCGCCCTCGCCGGAGGAGCTGGCGGCAGAGGAACGCAAGCGCGAGGCCAGGCGCGCCGAGCAGCAGCGCTATGCGGAGCAGGAACGGGCCAAGGAGATCCGCAAGGCGCGCGAGATCCTCAGCCTCGGTGGCCCTGTGCGCGGCACGGAAGGCGCGGACTACATGCGCGGGCGCGGGTTGCTGCCGTGCCCGGTGGCCCTGCCGCTGCGCTTCGTCGCCCATATGAAATACTGGCATGCCCGCAAGGACGAGGCCGGAAAGGACGCGCCTTATGTGCTGTTCTCCGGCCCGGCGCTGATCCTGCCGATCCTCGGGCCCGATGCCGTCCAGGGCGTGCACATCACCTGGATCGACCCGTTCAAGCCGGGCAACAAGATGCGCGTGACCTGCCCCGAAAGCGGCGAGGCGCTGCCCTCGCGCAAGATCAGGGGCTCGAAGCGCCGCAGTGTCATAGTGCTGCACCAGCCGCGCATCTTTGACCGGATCGTGATCGGCGAGGGCTGGGAGACGACCCTGTCGGTGATGCTGTCCGAGATGCGCGGTGCGCCGGAGCGCTATGCCCGCACCGCTTACTGGGTGTCGATCTCGCTGCAGCACATGGGCGGCAAGGCGGCGGCGACCGTGCCGCATCCGACCCTGAAGACGAAGACGGGCCGCGCGTTGATGGTCCCCGGCCCGGTGCCGGACATGGACGACGACACCGCGGTGCTGTTGCCGCCGCATGTGACCGAGGTTCTGCGCCTCGGCGACAGCGACAGCGACCGGTTTACCGCCGAGCAGGTCCACCAGCGCGCCCGGGCCAGATGGGCCCGCCCCGGCCTCACCGACCGCTCGGCCTGGGCGCCGGAGGGCAAGGATTTCAACGACATTCTGAAAGATCACGTCAAGGAGGCTGCCCATGGATGAGGGCAAGACGCAAGGCCCGGGCCGTCAGCAAGACGCGCCGGCGATGACGACGGCTGCCGGAAGTCCGGCCCTGTCGGACGCTGATCGCCAGATCCTCGAGCTGGTGGACGGCGCCGACAGCCACACCTGGGACGCCTCCACGCCTGTTGCCGCGTCCGGCGTTGCCCCCTCGCGCCACCCCCGGCCGGGCGGCGATATGGGCGGGGATATGGGCGAAGATGCGGGCGGGTTCGACGGCATGCCCGATGGCGACTGGGAGCCGGTCTTCGACGCGGGCGACGGGATTGACGATGGCGCGGGCGCTGATCCGCACCTCGAGGTCTGCGCCGGAGAGCCGGAGACCGACATCGGCAACGGCCGGCGCTTCCTGCACCGGTTCCGCGCCGACGTGGTGCATGTGGCGAACGTCGGTTGGTATATCTATGACGGCACCCGCTGGGCCGAGGATGTCGGCAACAACACCCAGACGCGCAAGCTGGCACATCAGGCCTCCGAGCTGATCGCCGCCGAGACGTTTTTCATCCGCCCGAGCGAGCGCGAACAGCTGGCCATCGACGCCGGCAAGGACGCCCTGCGGCTGCTTCGCACCTGGCCAAAGCCCAAGGACGAGACACCGGAGCAGAAATCCGAACGCATGGGTCTCGAGGAGTCCCTGCGCCAGGGGGCGGAAGCGGAAAAGGCCGTTGCCTCGCGCAAGGCCGCGCGGCGGCGCTATGGCAAGACATCCGGATCCAGCGGCAAGGTGGACAACATGTTGCGTGAGGCTGAGCCCTATGTCTCGCAGCTGCTGCGCGACATGGACCGGGAGCCGCTGGCGATCAACCTCTTGTCCGGCACCATGCGCTTTACCTCGGAAGAGGATCCGGACAGCCCGGACCCGGCCTATGTGCGCCGGCTGTGGACGCTGCAGCATGGCCCGCATGTGCGCGAGGACATGATCACCAAGCTGGTGCCGGTGGACTATGACCCGCTCGCCACCTGTCCGGCGTTCCTCGCCTTCCTCGAGCGCGTGCAGCCGCAGGCCGACATACGGGGGTTCCTCAAGCGCTATTTCGGCTATGCCCTCACGGCCCTGACCACCGAACAGGTGTTCGTGTTTTTCTATGGCGAGGGGCGCAACGGCAAGTCGACGCTGGTCGACCTGATCGCCCGCATCATGGGTGAGTATTCGACCACCGTGCCCTTCGAGACGCTGGCCGGCGACGACCGGCGCAAGGGCGGTGAGGCAACGCCGGATCTCGCCCGTGTGCCCGGCGCGCGCCTGGTGCGTGCGGCCGAGCCCGAGCAGGGCATGAAGTTCCGCGAGAGCATGATCAAGTCGCTCACCTCCGGCGAGCCGATCCTGATCCGCCGCCTGCATGCCGAGTTCAACGAGGTCTACCCGACCTTCAAGCTGGTCATCTCGGGCAACCACAAGCCGGACGTGCGCGGCGCGGACGACGGCATCTGGCGGCGCGTGCTGCTGGTGCCATGGGAGGTGCAGATCCCCGTTGCCGAGGTAGACCGGCAATTGCCCGACCGGCTGTGGGGCGAGCGGGCAGGGGTGCTCAACTGGCTGCTGGAAGGCGCGCTCGAATACCTCACCCACGGGCTGATGATCCCGGACGCGGTGCGCGCCGCAACCGACACCTACCGCGAGGAGAGTGACCCGATCGGGGCCTTCATCGACGCGGAATGCCAGGTGACGGGGGATGACAGCGACACGGCCTCGCCGGGCGATCTCTACACCCGGTTCAAGGTGTTCTGCGAGGGGCAGGGGGTCAACATCTGGAACGCCAGCACCTTCACCCGGCAGCTGCCGATGAAGGCGGTGAAGAAGGGATTCCGCAAGGCCAAGACCGACGGGCGCACCGTCTATCGCGGCATCCGCCTGAAGCCGATCGAGAAGACCGGCGACTGGGAGCCGTGGCCCGGCGCATGAGCCCGCTCGCCCCCTCTCGCACCCCCGTCGGCGCCCGGGATCCGGCAATGCTGCCCGAAACAGCCGGATTTCAGGGAGGCTAGGGAAGCAAGCACCGTCCCTGCCGTCGCTGCGTCCCTGAGGAAGTGCGAAGGATTTCAACAGGTTCGGACGGTAGGGACGCTAGGGAGGATTGTCGCAGGTACGCGTGTGAGAAGGGGGCAAGGGGATACTCCCTCTTTTTTCTGAAACCTCTCTCACGCGTTTTATTGAAAACATCCTCCCTATCGTCCCTGAGAAGGGTTTTAGGGGAAATAATCAAATGAAGCCAATGGGTTGAAACAGGGAAGCAAGCAGGGAAGCAAGCCGGAACGGGTGTTTCCAGCTTCCCTTGCCTCCCTGAGGCGTCAAACCACCGGAAAAGGGGTCTCACCATGCGGAAGACGATGACGATTGAGGATGCGCTGCGCTGGACCTATCGCGACGAGCTGCCCAAGGCGCAGGTCGAGGCCCGTGGCCCGGCGGCCTGGGGCGGCCCGGCGCGGCTGCGCGGGGGTCATGAGGCGGCTGCGGAAGCGGCGGACCTCTGGGCCGTGCCGGACAATCGCTATGGCGTGGTGCCGGACCGTGGCGGCGACGGCGCACCGCATGCCGATGCGCTGGCGATCCATGCGGCGGTTCTGGCGCTGGACAGCCTGGCACCGGACCTGCCGGCGGACTGGGGCGGGTTTGCCGACCTGGAGCTTGGCCCCTGCGCGGCTGAGGTCGCTCGGGATGTGCTGGCCGGCGTGTTCATGTCGGGCGGCGAGGGGCTCCGGTTGCGACGGCCCTTGTCGGTGCTGATCCGCAACTTTGCCATTCTCGGTCTCCCGGACCTGACGCTCGATGAGCCGGAGCAGCGGGTGGCCGTGGCAGCGAACGGCAAGCCCCGTTGGTTCCGCAAGATCCAGAGCGTCGGGGCCTTTGGCGAGGTGCATGAGGTCGAGGTTGATGGCTATGACCCGAAGGCAAAGGCGCCGTATCCGGATGCCTATGGCAAGACCTATCTCGATCCATGCCCGGTCGATGTTCTTGTCGCGCGCATGGAAGCCGAAGTCTGGCGTGCGGCGCTCGATGTGCTGGTCGAAGACCTTGCCGGGAGCCTTGAGGCCGTCGAGCTGCTGCCGTCCACACTCTGCGAGCGGCCTTGGGAGACAAATTCGGGCCGCGTCCTGCGCGACCGCACCGCCACCAACCCCTTGGCCACATTGCCCAATCGCCGCCCTGTGGCCGGTCTGGTGACCGTGCGCGCCACTGGCCGGCCCGCAAAGCGCAAAAAAGGGGATTGACGTCCGTCTGGAATTTGGAGCATGTTCATCCACGGTAAATCAGATCAAAACCCCGGTCGCCTTCGCGAGCCGGGGTTTTTCTTTGGGCTGGTGTCCATCGGTCAAAGGGGGCTGAGATGTGACCTACACGCTGCACTGGCGCGATGTTAGCGGGCTGGAAAAGCTCGAGCGGCAGATGGTGGAGCTGGAAACCCGCTTTCCTCTCGCTCTCGCCCGCACGGTGAACCAGGTCGGGCGCCGCGCAAAGACCCGCGTGATCCGGGCGCTCGTCAAGCAGACGGGCCTTGATCGCAAGGTGATCCATGAGGCTGTCCTTGAGGCGTCGACCGCCAAGCCCGGGCAGCTGCTCTATGCATTGCGGACACGGGGCGGGTTCATCCGCCTGAAGTATCTCAAGCCCCGCGAGACCCGGCGCGGTGTGGTGGCCAAGCCTTTCGGTAAGTCACGGCTGTATCCGGGATCGTTCATGCGCGGCGGCAAGTTCCCGAACCGCAAGGACGTGGAATACTTCGGTGGCCACGTCTGGGCACGGCATGGTGATCGGATGCACATCCATCAGGTCCGCTCGCAGGTGCGCATCCCCGACGAGATGGTGCGGGCTGCATCCGCCGAGAGCTTCCGCGTCGAGGCAGAGCAGGTCCTGCCAGCGCGCGTCGACCGCCTCATCGCCCGGCTCCTCGCCTGACCCCTCGCCGGGCTGGCCTACCCCCCCCTGCTAGGGACCGTACCCCCTTTTTGCTCCCCAGCGGGCATGGGGACCTGCCGAATTTGGCCAGTCTGACGACTAAAGAAAAGCCTAAAGAATTCAAGAACTAAACAACCCCGCTAAAGAAACCCGCTAAACTGGGAGCGCAAATTGAGTGCCGTGCTTGCCGGCGAGACGCCCGTCTCGAAGGGCGAGTTCGCGAAACTCATAAATGTGAGCCCTGGCCGGGTGTCGCAGCTGATCGCCGAGGGGAAAATCCACGGCCCTGCGCTGGCCGGCGAAGGCCGGATGGCGAAGATCCGCGCGGAAGTGGCGAAGGCGCAGCTGCGCCAATCGCTCGACATCTCGCAACGTCTCGGCAATGGCATCGAGACACGGCTGGATGCCGTGGCTATTCAGACGGCATTGCCGATACCAGCGCAGCAGGCCGAAGCCGCTGCGCCCGCGCCGCAGGCGCTGACCGAGGACTTCAGCATTGAAGGCCAGATCAAGCGCGAAAAGCTGAAGGCTGCACAGTTCCAGAACCGGCGGTTTGCCGAGGAAGAACAGGCGCGTCGTGGCCGGTTTATCGAGACAACTGCGGCTCGAAACCAGATGACCACATTGGCATCCACGATGGTTCAGACGTTCGAAGGTGCACTGGCGGACTTTGCTTCGGCGATCTCGGGTAAGTTCAAAGTGCCGCAAAGGGATGTGCTGTTTTTGCTGACCGCCGAGTTCCGCCATGTCCGCGCCAAGGCTGCCGTTGAGGCAGCAAGGCGGGCGAGCGAGACGCCGGACGCGGTTGAGAGTCCAGTCGAAGCCGAGGCCTGACGTGTCGCATATGATCGTGCATACGGCGAACGCCGAGCGGCTTGCTCTCGAGGCAATGGCAGCCGTCTGGCAGCCGCCGCCGCCGGTGGACTATTTGACGTGGGCCGAGCAGAACATCGTCTTCTCGAAGCGTGAGAGCCCCTATCCAGGACCATACAACCGAGACCTGTTTCCCTACTTCGACGAGCCATTGCGGGCTCTTTCGCCGGAAGATCCTTGCCGGATCGTGACGCTCAAGAAGTCGGCGCAGCTCGGGGGGACGGTTCTCGCGAACGTCTTCACCGGTGGCTCGATTGCGATGGACCCGGGTGACATTCTTTATGTCCATCCGACCGAGAACAACGCGCAGCGCTGGTCAAAAATGAAGCTGGCACCGATGCTAAAAGGCACGGTGTCTCTGAGCGCGCTATTCCCGATGAAGGCGCGTGATGGCCATGACTCGGTCCTGTACAAGGAGCGGGTCGATGGTCAAGGTGCGATCCTGATCACCGGCGCGAACTCGCCGGCGTCCTTGTCGCAGGTCGCGATGAAAAGACAGGTCCAGGACGATCTGTCGAAGTGGGAAAACAACAGCGCGGGTGATCCCGAAGCGCAGGCTGACAGCCGCTCACAGGCGCACGAATTCGCCAAGATCCTGAAAATCTCGACACCTCTGGTCATTCCAGGGTGCCGCATCACAAAGAACTTTGAAGACGGCAGTCAGGAGTATCTTTATCTCCCGTGCCCGCACTGCGGATACATGCAGGTATTGCGCTGGGAGAACATGCTGGCCAACCTCGACGAGGATGCGCCGGAGCGTGCGCATTTTGTCTGCGAAGGCCCCGATTGCGGTGCTGTCATCGAGGAGCATCACCGCGCTCAGATGATGCGGCAGCATGAATGGCGAGCGCACAATCCGAAGGCAAAGCGGCACCATCGCAGCTTTGAGCTTTGGTCAGCATTTTCGATCCTGCAGAGCTGGGAGCGCATCGCGCGATCCTGGCTCAAGGCCAAGGGCGATCCGGCCAGCGAGCAGACGTTTCTGAACGATGTGGTCGGGCAGGCATATCAGGCGCTCGGCGAGGCTCCGCCTTGGGAGGAGCTGCGCAATCGTGGAGCGGAATCCGTTTACGACCGTGGCAAGGTGCCTCCCGGCGCGCTGATCCTGACTGCCGGCGTCGACTGCCAGCAGGATCGGGTTGAGTGGCAATTGATCGGCTGGGGCCGGTCGCGCAACAGGTTCGTGATCGATTACGGCGTGATCCCAGGGCACATTTCCGAACAGACCACTCGGGATCGTCTCGACCAGCTGTTGCACCAAACCTGGGTGAATAGCGCGGGCAACCGGCTGAAGCTGGACATGCTCGCCATCGATGGCAATGCCTACACCGAAGAAGTTTGGGATTGGGTCAGACGCCATCCGGCAAGCCGGGTCATCATGGTGCGTGGCGGCAATCAGGACACAGCACCATTGCTGCAGAAGGTCAGCAAGGAGACCAACCATCGAACGGGCAAGAAGCTGCGTTATTCCAAGCGCTTCTACACTTTCAACAGCTCGGTTCTGAAGATGGCTCTCTACCGCAATGCGCGGAAGCAGGATCCGCTCGAGACAGGATACATCGCATTCCCGCGTGGTCTTGAAGACGAGTACTACCGGCAGGTGACTTCCGAGCGTCGGGTCGGAGAGCGGAACCGTGACGGATTTGAAGTCTATCGCTGGAAGAAAGATCCGTCGCAGGCCAACGAAGGACTGGACACGATGAACCAGGCCGAGGCGGCAGCGATCCGATTCGGTGTTCGCGACATGCTTGATCGTCTTTGGGACCAGTACGAGCAGGAACGCGAAACCCCGCAAGAGCCTGAGCAAGGGGATATTGAAGACCTGCTCGGAAGGTTGCCGACTACGGCTCCCAAGCCAGCAGTCACGCCTCCTGCCAAGACTGATGATCGCCAGAACAAGCCGAGTATTCGGGAAAGGTTCGCAAACCGATGACAAAACGCAGACGCGGAAAGGCCGCAGTCGCTGCCGGCCGCGTCGCGCCGGTTTCAGCGCCTCGGGCGCAGGCCCGTTACCTTCGGGACACGGACAGCGGGATCATTGATGCCCGTGGCGTTTCGCTCAGCGAGAGCCGTGACGAGATCCGGCGGTCCTGGCGGCGGGCGGCGGCAATTGCCGCTGATCTCATCCACAATTCGGGGCGTCTCAAAGGAGCTGTCGACCAGGTCATTGCCGATACGGTCGGCGTTGAGCTTCAGCTTAACCCGCAGCCCGATCTGGCCAGGTTCGGCTACTCGCCGGAGCAGGCCGCCGAGTGGCGTCGTCTGGTCAAGGCTGAATGGAAACGCTTTGCCTGGTCACCCGCTGAAGTGGACTTGCGTGGCAAGTTTTCGCTCCCGCAGCTCGTGGACTTAGCCCTGCGAGCGTACATCGTGTATGGCGAGGTGACTGGCCTGCTCGAGTACATGGAGCAGGGCGAGCGCTCGCGTTATGGGATCCGGACAGGCACCAAGCTGAACCTGTTCCCGGCCTCGCGGCTGCTCAGCGAGACCAATGAGGTCGAGCAGCTCTACCAGGGCGTCTGGCATGACGGGAACGGTCGTCCGACCGGCTATCTGCTCGAGGATCGCGTTCGTGGCATTGCCAAGCGCCAACGCTATCCCAGCCGGGATGCGAGCGGGCGTCAGGTGTTCTTGCATGTCTTCGACCCGGTCGAAGCGACTGACGTACGCGGGATATCAGTTCTTGCGGCAGCAATTCGGAAACATCTGCAGCACGAGCGGCTTGATGATGTGACGCTGCAGACCGCGACTTTACAGACGATCTTTGCGGCAGTTCTGACAAGTGAACGCCCATCAATGGATGCGTTTGAAGCCATCGAGACGCTGAAAAACAACCGCGTTGATGGTGCAGATGAGTTCGCAAACGCTTTCACCGAGTATCTCGTAGGGAGCATCGAGCGCGCGGCCGACAGTGGTGTTTCGTTCTCTTCGGATCCGAGAATCTCGCATCTCGCGCCCGGGGAAAGCTTCGACCTCAAGACCGCCGGCACACCCGGCGGACAGTACCTGCCATTCTCTGCGGCCCTGTCGCGGGACATGGCGCGCGCGATCGGGGTGACCTATGGCAGCCTGACGATGGATCACAGCAATGCGACCTATTCGTCGGTCCGGATGGAGGTCTCGACGCTCTGGCCTGTCGTCATGCGACGCCGCGAGCGCATTGCCGCCCCGATCTGTCAGGCCGTGTACGAGCAATGGCTGGACGAGATGATCGGCACCGGCCGCATCCCTTTCAAGGGCGGCTATCGCGCCTTTCTCCGGGATCCAGCGGCTGTCTCCTGGGCACAGTGGCAGGGGCCGGCGAAACCGACGGCAGATGACGGCAAGAGCGCCAAGGCCTCGACTGAACGTCTGTCGAACGGCACCTCGTCCATTGCCATCGAATGCGCCGAGCTCGGGCTCGATGCAGACGAGATCTTTGAACAGCGCCGGGCGGAGCATGAACAGTACCGGGCGGCGGGCATGCGATCCCCTTACGATCCGCATCCCGGAGCCGGAGGCGGAAGCCAGATGGATGCCGAAGATGATGACGAGCAGGACAGGAGGCGGGCGCGATGACTGACACGGTTGTCATCGGGGGCGAACCCGTCGACATCGACGATCCCTGCGCGATGGTGCGGGCTCTCAAAAAGACAGAGCTGCGCATTGCAACCGGGGGCTCGGTGGAAAGCGTCGAGATCGACGGCGAGCGGATCACCTACTCGCGGGCCAGCCTGCCGGCCCTGCGCCAGCTGATTAATCAGTACGACGCGCAATGCGCGGCAAAAACCGGTGGAACGCGCACGCGCTTTGCCAAGTCCGTGCGCTGGAGCTGAGGTTACATCATGCCCGTCTATGTGAACGGCGAGCTCGTGCTCTACGGGTTCGTCGGTGAAAACTATTGGGACGAGGGCTTTACCGCCCGAGAAGTCCTTGAGGCTCTGGCCGAGCACGGACGCTCGAACGACCTGACTGTGCGGATCAACTCTGGTGGCGGCTATCTCGACGACGGGATTGCCATCTACAACGCGCTCGTTGCTCACAAGGGTCGCGTGACGGTCGAGATTGACGCAATGGCCGCGTCCTCTGCATCGGTCATCGCCATGGCTGGCGAGGACATCATCATGCGCGAGGGCGCGTTGATGATGATCCATGAGCCCTCGACCGCAAGCTGGGGGACGGCCAGCGACATGGAATCCACCGCAGGGGTTTTGCGCAAGCAGGGCCAGCTGATGGCGGAGATCTACGCAGAGCGGTCAGGCCAGACGCTGGATGCCGTTCTGGCTGCGATGGCGTCAACGACCTGGATGACCGGGCCAGAAGCCGTGGCCACCGGCTATGCCACCTCGACCGGCACAGCGGTGTCGGGCCGGGTGAGCGCGTTTGACTATCGGACCTATGCAGCCGCGCCCGAGCGGCTTGCAGCCCTTGCGGCCGAGCATGGCTGGTGCCGCGAGAAACTCACTGCGGCGTCCGCCGCAAAACGTCAGAAGGAACGGAAAATGACTGACAAGACCACGGCGGACGGCAAACCCGCCGACAAGCCCGACGTCGCTGCCCTGCAGGCGCAGGCGGCCAATGACGCGCAGGCGCGCATCAAGGCGATCCTCGATTGCGAGGAGGCCAAGGATCGCGCCGATGTTGCTCGGCACCTGGCCTTCAATACCGCGATGTCGGTTGACGAGGTCAAGGCGCTGCTTGCCGTGACACCGGCGACGGCCAAGCAGGCGGAAACCGATCCGCAGTCCTACGACCGTCAGCGCAGTTCGGCGCGCGGCCAGGCGCTGCCGGACGGCGGCGAGCGTCCGACGGCCAAGACCATTTCGGCGAGTGCGATCTTCGATGCGCGCGCCAAGGCGATGAAGGGAGCCTGACATGACAACGCTGACTGAACGTGGGCGCAACCTTTCGTTCCTCCTGACCGAGGCAACGGGCTCGCGCTCGCGCCAGACGGTCACCGTCGCCAGCGGCGAGGGTATCCTTGAGCCGGGCACGGTGCTTGGCCGCGTGACGGCCAGCAAGAAGATGGTCGCTTCGCCGAATGCGAGCACCGCCGGCAAGGAGGGGGCCGAAGTGGCGCGGGCGATCCTCGCCTACCGCGTCGATGCGACCAGTGCCGATGCCAAGGCCGTGGTCATCGATGCCGATGCCGAGGTGAAGGCACCGGAGCTCGCCTACCACGCAACTGTCAACGACGCGGCCAAGCGCACGGCGAAGGCCGAACAGCTGGCCGGCGTTGGCATCAAGGTCCGTTAAGGAGGTCCGAATGCCCACTTTGAACATTTTCGAGGACGACGCCTTTTCGGTGCAGTCCCTGACCGCAACAGTCAATGAGCGCCCGTATCGTCCTGGCCAGGTCAGTGCCATGGGCCTGTTCGAGGAAGACAGTGTCAACACGACGACCGTTTCCATCGAACGCGATGGCGCGATGCTCGGTCTCGTCGAGCCGAGCCCGCGCGGAGGCCCGGGCGAAACGACCGGCAGCACCCCGCGTGACATGATCCCGTTTCGGGTTGACCACTACCAGCGCGATGACGCTGTCATGGCGGACGAGGTCCAGAACGTCCGTGCCTTCGGCACAGATTCGGAGCTGGAAACGGTGACCGACCGGGTCATGAAGAAAATGGATCGGCACCTGGCCGACCTCGACATGACGCTGGAGTTCACCCGCGTCGGCGCCATGAAGGGGATCGTTACTGCCAAGAGCGGCACGGTCCTCCATGACCTCTACTCGAAATTCGGCATCGCGGTGCCGGCTGCGATCAGCCTTGAGCTGGACGTGGACTCGACGAAGGTTGACGAGGTCCTCGAGAAGGACGTCTGCTGGTCGATCGAGGACAGCCTCGACAGCTTTTACGACGGCTTGTACGTTCTGACCGGGCGCGATTTTCACCTGAAGCTCTGGAACCATCCGCGCCTGCGCGAAACGTTCCTGGCGACCGAAGGCGCGGCCGCGCTGCGCGGTCCTGTCCCGGACCGGTTCCAGGTCGGAAAATTCACCTTCGAGCGCTACAAGACCGGGCGCCGCGCCACCACAGATGCCGGTGCGGCCTACATCGCCGACAACGAGGCGCGGGTTGCGCCGCGCGGTGTATCCGGTCTGTTCATCACGCGGTTCGCCCCGGCCGACTATGAGGAGACCGTCAACACCAATGGTCTGCCCCGCTACATGAAGCAGTGGGCGATGTCGAACGGCAAGGGTCGTCATTTCGAGGTGCAGTCCAATCCGATCTCGCTCTGCACGATGCCGCAGGCCCTGCGTCGCCTGACGCTGACCTGATCCAGATAGCCGCAACTCCCTGAGAAATGGCCCGGATGTCCGGGCCTTTCTCGTTTCTGGAGACCAGCATGTCCAAGAAGAAGACAACACCGGCGTCCTCGACGCTCACGGTGGCCTTTACCTATGGCGGGATCATTCCCGCAGGCGAAAGCGACACGGATGAAGCATTCCGCGTGGAGCCGCATAAACCGGTCGAGCTGCGGCGCGAATACGCCGAGCATCTGATCCATGACCGGTTTGCCTATGCTGTCGATGGCAAGGAAACCGATGGCAAGGAAGCCGATGGCAAGGAAGCGGACCAGACGCCAGGGCCTGAAAGCCCCCCGCCGGCTGAGACGTGATGAGCACGTTCCTGGGTCTTCGGTCGCAGCTTAGGGCAGGTGTCGACGCTGTCTGGGGGGAACGCATTCGTCTCGACTACATCGATAACGCGCGCGCCGACGCAACGCGCCCGGCTGTCGAGATCATCGGTGTTTTGCGGTCGGAAAAGCTTGAGCCGCGGTCCTCTAGCGGACGAGGCCAGCAGCTCACTGTGCCACAGCTGGCATCGGGCGCAGTGCTCCGGTTGACCCCGAACGAGCCTGCAGCGGCCAATCTACGTGTTGGTGACTTCGTGGTTGCTCTGGATCGTCCAGGGCAACCACGTTGGCGCGTCCTGTCGATTGATGTGCGTTCTCATCTTCGACTGATCATCAGACTGGGTGACGCATGAGCATCGTTCGGATCGCTCTGCGCAAGGCTTGCGTCGAAGCATTGCGCGGCAAGACACTGGCTGGCGACGCGGTTCTTGACAGTGAGATCGGAGCAATTTCGGTCGATGAGTACGGTCGGACCGTTGTGTCCGGCAACAAGCCGTTTGTTGCGATCTACACGGATCAGGCGACGGCGACCGTTCAGCATGTCCGGGACCTCAACGAAAATGGAGATACTGTCCTCATCCTTCAAATGGGTGTTGCGGACACCATGGTCGTTACTGAGCCAGACCCCGAGAACCCAGGTGCCGTGCGAAACGTAGTTGTGCCGAGTGTTCCCGACGCATCCGGCGGCTTTGAAGTGGTACTCGACATCCTGTCCCGGCAGATCCTCTCAACTCTTTCGCATGGAAGCGGGGAGTTTGCCGAGATCTGGCGCGGGCTCGTCGCCAGTGTCAGAAAAATTGAGCGGAGATGCTTGGCTTCAGCTGAGACCGGGCAGCGCTTTGCAGCGCATCAGATTGCGATCTCGTGCAGCCTCCTGCCTGATCCGGTCGACGAAGACGATCTTGACCCGAAGGTTCCATTGGCCCGCTTCTTTGAGCGATATGCAGCTCTGGGGTCGGAGGAAGCGGAGCTGGTTGGAGTTCTGCAAGATCTTATCGTTGGTCCTGCATCGGCAGCGTCAGTTGTGAGCCGCAAGCTCGGCCTGACGGGCGATGAGGCGGTCAGTGCGTTCGGGGTCGACATGATCGGTGATGAGCTGGCGGGCATCGAGATCGCGGTCGGCGGACGTCCGGCGGCGGAGGTCGGCGATGTATGAGCTTTTCCTCGGCATGCGGACCGACATCGAGATGCTGAAGTCGGCATTCGGGCGCAGCTTGCGTGTCGGGGCAGTGCACGAGGTTGATGCCCAGAAGGGCTATCGCCTCAAGCTGGGTGAAGGGGCCGATGGGCCGTTCCTTTCACCCTGGTACCCGCACCCGGAAAGCGGCGGTCAGACAGAGAGCTGGATGCCTTTGTCAGTTGGCCAGATCGTCGGGGTCATCAACCCCGGCGGCGATCCGCGTCAGGGCGTGCTGCTGCGGGGCGGCTTCGGCGGTAACGGTCCACCAAGCACGGATATGGCAGCGAATGTCCTGAAGGCCTTCGGTGTCGAGATCTCGATCAAGGACGGCAAGGTGACACTGAAGGGCGATTTGCTCGTCCAGGGCAACGTCGACTTCGAGGGCGGTCACGTCCGCCACAACGGGACAGACACCGGCGACACGCACAAGCACGGCGGCATCACGCCGGGTGGCGCGATTACCGACGTCCCGGTCGGTTAGGAGACCAATCATGCAGCAGAAAATTTACCGCGTGGCCGAGGGGATCGGCCACGTGAACGGTGCCCCTGTGCCTGCGAACCGGCAGGTGCGCCTCTCCGATGGCGAGGCTGCATATGACCTCGCGCTCGGGCGGATCGAGCCTGTCGCCATGCCGAAGCGGGACGCGAAGGCTGCCTCGGAGGCTAGCGGCTGATGGACATGGACCGCTGGACCGGGCGCCCGATCGACAATCTGGAGTCTGTTTACCAGTCCGTCGAGATCCTCCTGTCCACCCCGATCGGCAGCCGCGTGATGGTGCGCCAGTATGGCGGGGGCGTTGCCGAGCTGCTCGGCCGGGCGCTGACACCGCCGCTGTTCTTGGCCTGGCGGCAGCTCATCGGCACGGCAATCGATCTCTGGGAAAAGCGGCTCAAGGTGCGGCGGGTATCTGTCACCGGCAGCGCCGAAGCGCTGCGACGCGGCCATGCCGGTCTCGTCATCGAGGCGGATTACAGGCCGCGCGCCTATCAGGGCGACATGCGTGTCGACCGCTCGCTCCGGCTCGTGGCCGGACTGCAATCCGGACAATTCAGGATAACGTCATGACCTATGCGCCGACAGCGGTTGACTTGTCGCGGCTGCCGCCGCCGGCGCTTGTCGAGGTTCTGTCCTATCAGCAGATCCTGTCCGAGCTGAAGGCCGACCTGGTCGCACGCTGGCCGGACTATGACCTGACTGCCCTCGAGGGCAGTCCGGTCACGATGCTGCTTGAGGTGTTCTCCTACCGCGAGACCCTGCTCAGGGCGCGCATTAACGATGCGGCCCGGGCAACGATGCTGGCTTTCGCTCGCGGCCCGGACCTCGACCATCTCGGCGCCCTGTTCGGGATTGTGCGCCTGGTCGTGCGGACCCTGCCCGACGGCACGCAGGAGATGGAGCCTGACGAGCGTTTTCGTCGTCGGCTTCAGTACGCTCCCGAGGCGTTTTCGATGGGCGGCCCGCGCGGCGCCTACATCTTTCACGGGCTGACAATCGACCCGTCCGTGCACGATTGCTGGGCCTGGCAGAAAGCGCCGGGCCGGGTCGAGGTGGTTCTTGCCGCGCTGCCGGGGCAAGAGGTTCCGGATGCGGTCATTGCCCGTCTGATCGACCTCTTTGCCTTCGAAGACAAGACGCCGCTGACAGACAGCGTGTCGGTCCGGCGCGCTGACGTCATCCCCTACAGCGTTGCCGCACGGCTGGTCATTCCGCGCGGTCCTGACCCGGAAACGATCCGGCAGGAGGCGATGTCGGCGTTGCTCGACTATGCCGCGAGCCGGGATCGCATTGCACAGACAGTCTACAGCGTCGGCATCGACGCGGCCCTGAAGGTGCCGGGCGTCGAGACCGTGATCCGGAGCGCGCCCGCCGGCGACGTTGTGACGTCGGGTAGCCAGATCGCCCGGCTGCAGTCCGCTACTCTCGACATTGAGGTCCGGTAATGAGCGACGTGGCATCGATCCTGCCGCCGCAGAGCACGCCGCTCGAGCGGGCGATCGAGCAGGTCGCCGCCCGCAGCGTCTCCATCCAGGCCCCTATCGAGAGCCTGGTCGATCCGCAGACGGTTCCGGCCACCTTCCTGCCATTCCTCGCGCAAGGCCTGTCGGTTGACGTCTGGCTGCGCAGCTGGGGAGAGAGCGAACAACGGCGGGCGGTGGCTCGGTCCCTACAGCTGCACAAGCTAAAAGGCTCGCCAGCGGCCCTCAGCGAGATGATCAACTGCGCCGGTGGCGAGGTGCTGCGGTTTGAGCGTCCGCCCTCGACGGCTTATGTCGGCGCAGACTTTACCGCATCGGACCGGGCGGCATGGCTCAAGCATTATCCGGAGCTGCGCATCTATCCGTTTCGCGGCAAGGCCTCGCGCCCGCGCACATTCTTCGCCGGTGCGTCGCATGCCGGGGTGACGCGAGGCCCGCATGCGGCCGCGCTCGTCCCCTCGACCGCCGAGAACAGGGCAGGGCGACGGGCATTCCTCAACGACAGAGGAATCGAGACCGAATTGTCCGTGACTGTGGTCACGGCGGTCGAGGACGACAGGATCGCCGTCCGTGAGGAGGTGATCCAGCTACAGGTCTTCAAGCCCTTCGCCCTGGCGGCTGGAGTTGCCCGGCGGCGTCGGTTCGCTGGCGGCGGTGTTCGTGCATCGACCATCACCCTGCAGCAGTCTGTGGCGTATGGCGCAATCCGTGGTGACAGGCGGCGTCTGACAGTTTCGCCGGGTCTCACGCCGATTGACCCCACGCCCGTCGAAGGGGCGGGCACCGGGACAGTGTCGCGGTTCAAGTTCTTCGCCGGTGCGTCGCATGCCGGGGCAGGCCGCCACATCATGCCGTCGTCGGCGTTCCTGCGGATCTATGACACGGTCTGGCTCTATGTGCCGGGCCGGCATGTGCCGCCACGGCGCGGCCGGTTCTTCTCGAGCGTCACCCGCCTCGGCCAGCCGGCCTACACGGCGGACGTCAAGGTCCGCATCAGCAAGCCGGCACGGGCCCGCAAGCTCTACGCCGGCGGCTTTGCCGGTGCCGGGCACGCCTATCCCGGCGAGCAGGCAGCACTCGCAGAGATCCTTGAGGCGACCGCAGCGGCCAAGTCGCTGCGCGATCAGATCTATCTCAACATCAATTGCACGCAGGTCGTCCGCGCGGGGTTCTCCCAGCTCTGCGGTGACGTGATTTGCGGCGCGCAAGTGGAGACCCGATAATGTCCAGCCTCGTGCTTGTGGAAGAGTATCAGGAGGTTACCGGCGGTGACCTCACGAAGATCGGCAAGTTCGCGCAAGCTGCCGTTGACGCTGTTGTCCAGGACGCTGTCGGTTCGGGCAATTTCTTTTCCGGCGCCAACGTGACGCAGAACGGTGCGGCGGTCATCAACGTTGCCCCGGGCCGTGTCCGGGTGGCTGGCAAGACCTTCGAGCGGACCACCGACACCGAATTCACCCTGACGTCCAACCTGCCGCTGACGCTCACGCGGATCGCGACCGTCGTGCTCGCCGGCCAGGAGATCGACACGGATCTGCAGCCGCGCGACTACATCATCGACGAGACGACCGGCGCGGCGGAAGCCCGCACGGCGCCGCGCGAGCGCCGCCGGACCATGACGGTCGAGGTCATCTATGGGGCTGAGGCCGTCAATCCGGTCCGTGCCGTCATTGCTCCGGGTGCGGTTGCCTGCGCCGATGTGCTGCTGAGCCCGTCCGGTGTGGTGACGATCACCATGCTGACGGCCAACAAGCTGCGGTCGATGGAAGAGCTGCGCAGCGACATCATTGCGCTGGAAGGCTTCCGCGAGAACGCCGGCGCCCGGATCGACAGCTTGGCCACCGACATCGCCGACCTGACGCAGCGGACGCAGGGCATCATCAGCCCGCACATCCATCGCCGGATGATCCGTGACATTTCGCGGCTGAAGCGGCGAGAAGGCCTGTCCGATCTCGCGCAAAGCTACAGCTTCGACTATTTCCTGAACAATTCCGGGTCTGCGCCTACGCATCCGCTGTGGTTGGCTCGCGTCGAGGAGGGAATCCGGTTCCCGGCCGCCCAGGAGCGGATTGCGTTGCTGCGGCCGCTCAACCCGGCTGACCCCAAGCTGCGCCGGTCGGGAAGCTTCGTGCTGCCGGCCCATACCGACAACACCCGGATATCGGTCGTCGGCAATGACGGCGAGCTGTCGATCAGCCAGTTTCAGCACCAGACCACCATCCAGGTCAAAAAGTCGATCAGCCGCTCGGCCACCCGTTATGGCCCGAGCTACACCACCTGCACCAACAGGGCGGAGTTCTATAACGGCACCTATGATGCGATCAGCCAGACGTTGCGGCGCGACGGCGAGACCTTCAATGTCGAGTTCACGGGCCGCGACTTCGATCCGAACAACAACGAGGCAGGCGATCACCTCGAGGTACGGCTGCAGCAGGTCTGGACCGACAGCTGGACCGAGACCTACTGGGAAGCACAGACCATCACCGAGGGCCTCAACGGCTCGGTCATCGGTCAGACCTTCCTGAATGCCAATGCCGGCTGGATGATCTATGTCAACCTGTTCTTCAACCGGGTCGACACGTCCGGTGACGTGCATGTGCTGATCACGGAGATCACACCGAGCGGCAGCCCGGCGCCTGAGAAGACGCTGGCAAAGGTCACTGTTCCAGCCGCAAACCTGCGCGCCTGGCCTCAGGCGACCCGTGTCGATTTCCTGCCGACGCATCTGGCGCCCGGACGGCGCTATGGCATTGTTCTGATCACCGGCGGCAATCACCACATCGCGACGATCTCCGGCAACAAGTTTGCCGAAGGTACGCTGTTCCACTCGACGGATCAGGCCTGGTTCCAGGGTGATCTCAACCGGGACATGGCCTTCGAGGTCGGCTTTGCCAAGTTTGACCGTACCCGGATCGAAGTCGACTTTGAGGCACTGGAACTTGAGAACGGCATCGCCAACGTCAAGTTTTTGACCGTTGGCGCAACGCCGCAGTCGACCAAGCTGGTCTGGGAGTACAAGAAGGACGGCATCTGGTACCCGGTGGACACCATCGGCGGGGAGAACAGTGCCACGCCGCTGCTCGGTCTGCCGGCCTTGCTGCAGCTTCGGGCGGTGTTCCTCGGGTCTACCGATGACATGCCGGGGCTTGATGTGGGGCTCAGCCAGTACAACACCTGGCGGCCACGCACGGATTTCCGCTGGATCTCGCAGCTGTTCGATCTCGGCGCGGGCATCACCACGACGCAGGTGCAGGTTGACCTGCGCGTGGAGGCCTACAACGAAGCGATCCACGATTGCACGATCAGCCTGCTCGCCGGGGCCGGTGAAACGGTCGAGACGGCAGACAGTGTCGTCGTCGAGCCGGATCCCTTCGATCCGAAGGCCTTCACCTTCAAATGCGTCTTCAACCTGGCGGCGCCGACGCGGACCTACCGGATCCGGGTTGACGGCGTCACCAACAGCGCGGTCGCGACCTATCACGGCGCCGCGCTGTTTCAGCAGGCTCTCTGAGGAGACAACACGCCATGACCATCCCTGAAACGATTGACCCGGCCGCCGTCTATATGGTGCGCGTGCGCCGGGTCATCCCGCGCGGTCCGGGCGTCATCCTGCGCCCGAACGTGCCCGCCCGGCTGCTGGGCGCGGCGCTCGAGGAGATCCGCGAGGATGTCCTCGAGGCGGTGCTCTACACACCGCGCGAGCCTGGCGCCTGCGTCATCCCGCCGGAAGGGCGGGAGCGGCAGGACGCGACCGGAGGCGGGGCATGAGCGCCCCGTCTGTCGACTTCGACAGGGAGTACCGGTTTCGCGACGGGATCACGCGGCTGGATGCCGATCAGCTGAACAGCAGGTTTCTGTCAATTCACCAGCGCCTGAACGCAGTCGAACAGCTCGCATTCAACTTTCAGGCGTTGGCAGCCGAGATCGGGCAACTGGGTCTGGCTCGCCTGAATGCGCTTTTGCTGCCGCTCATCACCGAGGCGCAAACCCAGCTCGTTGCAATCCAGGCTGCGACAGCTGAAGCAGTCGCGCTGCTTGAGGATCTCGAGCAGCGCGGAATTCTTGCCGAGAGTGTCCCCGTCAGCCCTATCCCCGGGCTGACGGGAACGAACGTCCAGGCCGCGCTCGCCGGGCTGGTGACCACCATCAGCACACTCAACACCACGCTGTCAGCTGCTATCTCGGCCGAAACGGCTGCCCGCTCAAGCGCCGTCGAAGCTGAGGCGGTACAACGGCAAGCGGCGGTCAGCGCTTTGTCTCGACAAATCCGCATGCTCGCCCTGACGATCGCCGAGCTGCGCGGCGACAGGATGGGAATGGCCGACGGCATCGTCGACCCCTACACGGACGCCAGTGATCTGGCATCCGTGCCGTCGGTTGCAGGTGGATTTATCCGGTCTTTGGTCGTGGCGGGGGCGAGCATTGCAACGCCTGCTCAAGCCATCGCATCGGGCGAGGCCAGCGGTACAAACCCGGCGACAGCTGCATTCGATGGGTCGACCTCAACGAGTTGGAACTCGCCGAATGGGGCCATCAGCGGTTCGGCCTGGATCGGCCAGATCTTCGCGTCTGCGCGGTTGCTGGCACGGGTCGAGATTGTCAACAGCGCATCATCGTCCGGAGACCGGCCGACACAGGTCGCTGTCCAGTATTCCGACAACGGGTCGAGCTGGACGCCTGCTGTCGCGGGTGCGCCGCTCAACCAGTCAGCGAGCGGGGTGAGCACCATCACCATTCCGGAAACCGCTGGTCCGCATCGGTGGTGGCGCGTCCTGGCGACGTCCAACGCGCCAAACAATTTCTGGCAGGTCATAGAGGCCCGGTTCTTCGAAGGCCTGCTTCAGGGCTACACAGCACGGTCAGTGTCCTTTGCCTCGGATGTCGTCAACCCGTCGCTCGCCCGGTTGGCCCTCCACCTGCTGCCGCCAGAGACCGGCGGGGCGGTGGCAGTCAACAGCGATCTGGTCAGTTCCGTCAGTCGCGATGGCGGGGTCAGTTGGACAGCAGTAACGCTGGAGCCGGTTGAAACGCTCATGGACGGCAGCGTTGTCTATGATGGCAGCGCCAGCATCTCCGGCCAGCCAGCAGGATCGAGCATGGTCTATCGTCACGTTGCGGCCAGCGGCAAGGATGCCCGCATCGCCGGCACCGTCTTCCAGTGGGGTGCATGATGGCAGCCAGACGTTTTCGCCCGGCGCTGGTTCTCAGTCGCCGCGATCAAATGGTCCAGAAGATCAACGCCGAACGGGACCGCCGCATCGACGCACCGTTCACATTCAGCGGCGTCGCATTTCAGGCGGACCCTGTTAGCCGCGAGCGCATCGACCGGGCCCGGATATCTGCACTTGGGGCGATCACAGGAGGGGCCCAGCCGGGCAATCTCCGCTGGCACGGCGAGCCCGTCGATTTCGCCTGGATCGCGGCGGATGACAGCCGCGTCTCGATGGACGCGCAGACGGTCTTCATGTTCGGCTCCCGCCTCGCAGCTCGAGAGGGCTTGCTCGTCGTCCATGCGAACGACCTCAAACTGTTGGTGGCGGCGGCCGAGGACGACGCGGAGCTCGACACCATCGACATCATGGCAGGCTGGCCCGCCTGACGGTCTGACCACACACCCTGATCAAGGCCCGCTTCGGCGGGCTTTTTCTTTGCCCGTTCGGGCCCCTATCACCACAGGAGCGAATAATGAGTGCACCGGTTTTCGGCATGCAGTTCACCCGGCCGCAGGACGAGCCGGTGCCTGCGCTCGGCGCGGATTTTTCCAAGATCCTCGTCATCGAGACCTCGGCTGATGCGTCAGCCACTGAGTATCCGCTCGATACTCCGAAGCGCATCGCCTCGTCCGACACGGATGCGGTCGCCGCCCTCGGGACCGGCCTCCTGCGCGATGCGGTGCGGGGCATCAATGACCAGCTGACCTCGATCAACGCGGGCGCGGATGTCACGGTCGTGCGCGTGGCCGAGGGCGCCAATGCGGCGGCCACCTGCGCGGCCATCGCGGCCATCGTCAACGGGCTCGCCTCGATCCCCTCGGCGGTCAACGCCACCCCGCGCGTCGTGGTTGCCGGGCGCACCGCCTGGCGGCCGGATCTCAACACGACCAACCCGGTCATTGCCGCGCTCGAGGCGAACCTGCCGAAGATTCTGGCCATCGCGCCGGTCGATGTGGACGCGACCAGCAAGGCAAATTCCATCGACGCGCGCGAGACCATGACCAGCGAGCGCCTGATGCCGATCGGCAGCGAGGCCCGCGTCTGGGAGGGCTCCACCGTCGTCACCCGGTCGATGGCCCCGCGCATTGCCGGACTGATCGCCCGCGTGGACAACGAAAACGGCGGCTTCCCCTTCGATCCCTTCGCCAATCGCCCGGTGTTCGGGCTGGCCGGGGTCGCGCGCAAGATCCCGTTCTCCCTGCTCGACGGCTCGACCGAAGGCCAGCAGCTTCTGGCGGCCAATGTTTCCATCGTCGTCGAGGGCGAGGCAGGCGTTGACGCCGCCGCCGCCGATGGCGGTTACCGGTTCATCGGCACGGACAACGCGCAGACCGGCGAGCTCTGGGAGCAGATCCACCAGGTTCGCGCCACCGACTACATCGTCACCCAGATCATCGCCATCACCCGCGAGTTCCTGGGCCGGAAGGTCAGCGCGGGGCTGGTCGAGGCCTGGATCAACTCCATCGCCTTCGCCCTGCGCGATCACAAGGCGGCCAACCGGATCCTTGGTTATTCGCCCAAGGAGACGATGTTCCGGCGCAGCCAGAACAGCCCGGAACAGATCCGCATGGGTCACCTGAAGCTGGACATCGGCGTCGAGCCGGCCCCGGCCTTCAAGCTGGCCAGCCACGAAATCCGCCGCTACCGCCCCGCCGTCGATGGCCTCGTCAGCGAGATCATCGCGCGCCTCAACGCCACGGCCTGATGCAGCCCAAGGAGCCAACCATGCAGCTTCCCCTCTACGTCCTGCAGGCGGTCGATGTGCGCCGCGACAGCGACACCTCGGCCGATCGCTCGATCATCCTCAGCAAGCTGACGATCCCGGCGATCAAGCTGGCGAAAGCCAGTCATGGTCCTGGTGGGTCCGTCCTGTCGAGCGATGTGACCTTGCCGCGGCTGGAGAAGATCGAACCGGCCTTTGCGGTGAAGGGCATCGACACGGATGTCTTCACCGGGTTCGGCGAGATCGACCGCTGGACCTTCGCCGGCGCCTATCGCAACAAGCGCACAGGCGTCTCGGTTCCCGGTCGCTGCGTCATCGAGGGCGCGGTGACGAGCTGGGAGCCGGACGAGACCGACCCGGAGGATTTCCAGGGCTGTTCGCACGCGATCACCGAGGTCTCGCATTTCGAGTTGCATCTCGACGGCACCGAGCTGATCTACGCCGACGAAGCCGAGCGCATCCTGCGCTTCAAGGGCAAGGATCTCTGGGCCCCGATCCGCGAGGCCCTCGGGCGCTGACCCGCCAACGCACTTCTCGCCGTCCTCCAACTGGCCGCCCTGACGCGGGGCGGCCGCTTTTTTTCAAGGTGCATCATGACGCAGGACATTTCGCAGCGCGCTGTAACCATAGAGCTTGCCTTCCCGGTCGAGGTTGCGGGCGTCACCTATTCGACCCTGACCCTGCGCCGCATGCGCGCCAAGGACGCGTTGCTGGCCGAGGGGCTCGAGAATTCCGCCGAGGCCGGGTTCCGGCTCTATGCAGCACTTGCCGGCGTCGACCGCGCGGTCATTGCCGAACTGGACATGGACGATCTCCAGACACTGGTGGAGCGTTCGGTGCCGCTGATGGGAAAGCGGGCCGCCGCGCTGCAGGCAGCGCTGACGGATCCGCAGACAGCGTCCGCTGGCGCGACCTGATCATCCGTCTGGCGCGGGAGCTCAACACCGACATCGACCGCGTCGAGGACTGGGATATCGACAAGTTCCTCGACTACGCCACGGGTCTCGCCCGGGTGCTGCGGGCAGAGGCGCGGTCGCGCGGGCCGAAGTGAGCCCGCGCGTGGCGATTGCAGTCGTTACGGAATGAACCCGAAGGATTTCGCCACCCGCTCGGTCTGGCGGCAATGCGCCGTTTTCTGGGACGGTGTCATGTCCTTGAGCTGGAAGCTGGTTCCGTCCGACATCATGGAAAGCATAGAGGCGAACTCCATGTCATCGGCTGGCACGGTCTTGTCGATATAGGCGGAAATGGCGTCCTGGTTGAAGGTCAGCCCGCACAGGTCTTCCGACCCGAGGACGGAGCCGAGCTTGGTCGCCGCGTTCATCCGCTCCAGGGCGGACCAGGCATGGGCCGGCGCGGAAAACGCGCAGAGGCACACAAGAAGGGCAAGGAACCTCAAGCGACTGTCTCCTCGACAATGACGGTCTTGCCCCGGGTCAGGAGCACGAACAGGCCGAGGATGATATCCCCGGCAGCCCAGACAAAGACCAGAACCCCGGTTCCGGCCGTAGCGCCAATGACCGTCCCGGCCTTTTCTGCATTCGATGTCAGCCCTTCGGACAGTCTGGCGATGTTTCCCCAATAGGAGACCAGCCACAGGACCATGGCGATGTTGAAGATGATGAATGTCCATTTGAACAGTTTGCCGAAGAAACCGCGCTGTCGCGTCTCCGTGCGAATGACCTGCGCCATTGCGTGTGCCTCCACTTCTGGGCCGCCTTTTTCGGGAAATTTGCAACCCTTGGTGAAACTGGCATGACAACACTTACCTCGCAACTGGTCGTGTCCCTGCTGGACCGGGTTTCCGCTCCGGCGCGGGCAGTCTCGGCGCAGATCAGCGGCCTGCAGCGCAGCATCGCGGCCAACAATCAGGCGCTGGCTGCGGCCCGAGGAAACTTGTTTGGCGCTGGTGCAGCGGCCTTTGCACTCGGTCATGCCATCAGTGCACCGGTTCGCGCAGCAAGTGAGTTGCAGTCGGCCATGGCGGATATCGCAAAGGTCGTCGACTTTCCGCAGCCTGACGGCCTGGCGCAGATGCAGCGCGACATTCTTGATATGACCCGCGAGATCCCGATGGCTGCAACAGACCTCGCGCGAATCGTTGCGGATGCCGGTCAGGCCGGCATGGCCGGCGATGAATTGCTGAGCTTTGCTGAACTGGCGGCCAAGGTTGGCGTTGCCTTCGACATGTCGGCGGGTCAGACAGGTGAATCGCTCGCCAAGATCAAGACCGCGCTGGGGCTGTCGATCGACGACACGCGCCTGCTCGCCGATGCGATGAACCATCTCTCCAACACCAGCGCGTCAGCAGCGCCCGACCTCCTCGACTTCATGCGCCGCGTCGGCTCGACGGGCAAGCAATACGGCTTCACCGCCGTGCAGACAGCGGCCATTGGCTCGGCGATGGTCGCCGCCGGGGCCCAGTCGGATGTAGCGGCAACCTCGTTTCGAAATGTCGGCATGGCCTTGGCGCGGGGCGCCTCGGCATCGCCGGCACAGCGGCGGGTGTTCAAGCAGCTCGGGCTGAGTGCCACGGATGTGGCCAAGCGGCTGCAGAAGGACGCCGTCGGCACGCTGACCGATGTGATCGCCCGCATCCGCAAGCTGCCAAAAGAGATGCAGGCGAGCGCGATTACGGACCTCTTTGGTGCTGAGGCCCGCGCGATCATGCCGCTCATCGAGAATGCCGATCTTCTGGCCAATGCGCTCGGCCAAGTGTCGGACGAGAGTAAATACGCCACTTCGGCAGGTAAAGAATATCTGAACAAGCTCAAGACCTTCGATGCCGCTTGGACGATATTCATGAACGGTCTCCGTGAGCTAGAAGCTCAGATCGGAAACGCTCTCTTGCCCGGTATCCGAAGTTTGATGGGGAGCATCCTGCCGGTGATCCATGCTTTGGCGGAGCTAGCTGGGACGTACCCGAACGTAACGGCGGGGATTGTCTCGGTCACCAGCGCTGTCATCGGGCTCAACGTGGCGCTGATCGCGGCGCGCTTTGCCTGGCTGTTCCTGAAGAGCGGCATGCTGTCCGGCGCGCTCGGCATCGCCCGCGCCATCGGTGCGCTCGGGCGCGGGGCGGCCTTTCTCGGCCATCTGGCGGCCATGATCGGCCGCGTCGGCCTTGCCATGACGCTGCTGTCTGCGACCGGCGGCACGGGCGCCATGGCAACGCTCGTCACCACGCTGACGGGAGCTGCCGGCGCGATCGGCGCGGCTCTCGGCACCGTCACCTTGCCGGTGGTGGCGCTGGCGGCCGCTGTCGCGGCGCTCGGTATCCTTGTTTATACTTATTGGGAACCGATCAGCAACTTCCTCAGCGGTTTTGCGGAAGGCGTAACCGATGCTCTCGCCGCTGCAGTGACGGCGGCTGCCGACTTCGGCGCGCGGATGGCCGCTGAAGTTGGCAGCTGGGCCGGCCAGAAGCTGATCGACTTCGGGGTGTGGCTTGGCGTCGATGAGGCGACGATGCAGTTTGCCCTGGACTTCGCCGTATCGAGCCTGTCGCAGAGCCTCGCGCAAATGGCAAAGATGATCACGGATATGCCGTCAAGGGTCGGGAACTGGATCGCCGACCTCTTCGCGATGAAGGATTACTCGGACGCGGCCGAAGCCGAGTTCCGCTCGGCAGGCAAGCGCATCGGCAAGGCGCTGGCCGATGAGGTGCTGAGCGGCTTCAGCGGCGTTCGGGAATGGCTTGCAGCCTTCCCTCGCTGGATCGCCGATGCGATCGGCCCTGTCGACGTCTCGGGTCTGGTCAGCCAGTTCGCGGAAGCGGGCACCAAGGCCGGCAAGGCTCTCATCGACGGAATTATCAAGGCCTTTGACGAGCTGTGGGCCTGGCTCGCCGGTCTGCCCAGACGGGTTGTTGATGCCATCGGCAGCATTGACCTGAGTGGAGTGATCAAGTTGCCGTCCCTCTGGGGCGGTGGCGGAGACGGCGCTGCGGCGACAGAAGCCGCCGAAAGCGCCATCTCCGGCGCCCGTGCGGCCGGTGGGCCGATTGTCGGCGGGCGCACCTATCTCGTCGGCGAGTATGGACCCGAGCTGGTGACGCCGAGCCGCTCCGGCCATGTGCATGACGCGGATGCAACCCGGTCGATGCTTGGCGGGCCTCGCCCGGTCTCGGTCAGCTTCGGCAGCATCGTCATCCAGGGCGTTCAGGATCCGGAGGCTATCGCCCGTCACATCGGCCAGCGCCTGCGCGAGGAACTGGCCGGGCTGCAGGCGGACACGGCCTATTCGATTGGCTGATCAACGTGAGGGGCGCCGATGCTCTACATGATCGGAACATTACAGATCGACACAAGGCCGATGGGCCCGGGCGACTTCAGCCGCTCGGGCTCGGCGGACCTCGCCGAAAAGCCGGTGATTGGCGGGCTGGCGCCCAGCGAGTTCATGGGCGATGGCGGCGAGGAACTGACACTCTCCGGTCAGCTGGTGCCCTTCCGCTTCGGCGGGCTCGATGAGGTGGAGACCATCCACCAGATGCGGCGTGAAGGGGCGCGCGTGCCGGTGATGCGCGGCGACGGCGAGCGGCTCGGCACCCATGCCATCACCCGGGCAAGTGAAACCCACAAGGAACTGGGGCGCGATGGCGTCGGCTACATCGTCGCCTGGTCCCTGACCCTGAAGCGGGTGCAGGACGAGGACTCGGACGGGGCAGGCGGCAGCCAGCTCATCTCCGGCCTCCTGTCCATGTTCGACGGGCTCTGACAAGCCCTCAAAAGGGGAGGCGTGAATGCCCCGTGAAATCCGCGTGAACGGCGACAATGTCACAGCCGACCAGCTGCTTTGGCGGCTCTATGGCGTGCGCGGTCAGGAACTCGTCGAGACAATGCTCATCCTCAACCCCGGGCTCGGCGGACGTGGCCCGGTTCTGCCGCAAGGCGAGATCGTGCTGGTGCCTGACCTGCCGCCGGCGGAGCCGGTCAAGCGCAAGCTCGTCACCCTGTTCGGCTGAAGGTGGAGCCCATGACATCGCATTGGACAGTACAATGGTCCGTCACGGTTGACGGCCAGGACATCACCGACCGGCTGCGCCCCCACCTCCTCAGCATTTCGGTCAGCGACAAGGAAGGGCAGGAAAGCGACAGCTGCCAGATCAGCATTGACGACGCGGGCGGCCAGATCCGGCTGCCGCGCAAGGGCGCGCCACTGACCGTCGCCCTGCAGGGTGCGCAGGTCTTTTCCGGCTTTGTCGACAGCTGCCGCTCGAGCGGCGCGCGCGGCGGCGGACGGACGTTGAGCGTGTCCGCCAAGGGCTTCGACCCGGCGGGCAAGGCCAAGGAGCCGCAACAGCTGCACCAGGACGAAGGCACGATCGGCGATTTTCTCAAGAAGCTCGGGGAGAAGGCCGGGTTCGACGTCAAGGTCGTCCCGGAGATCGCGAAGATGGTGCGGCCCTATCTCGCCGCCGATGGCGAGAGCCTGCTGCACACCGGCCAGCGCCTCGCCCGCGAGCTCGGCGGCACGTTCAAACTGCGCGGCAATGAGGCCGTGCTGGTGCGCCGGGGGCTCGATCTGGGTTTGCCCGGCGTCACCGGCACCGTGAGCGAGTCCGGTGGCAATGTCATCAGCTGGAGCATTGCGCCCTTCACGACGCGGCCCGGCTTCACCAAGGCCACCGTCACCTATTTCGACCGCGAGAGCGCCAGCTTCAAGGAGCAGGACGTCGAGGTCGATCTCGGCGACAAGGCCGCCAACAAGACCAACAGCCCCTCGCGCCTTTTGATCCGCAGCCCGGCCGCCGACAAGGACCAGGCGAAGGCAATGGCCGAGGCACAGGCGACCGACATGGCCCGCAGCGGCGGCGAGGGCACGGTTGTGCTCGATGCGACCCCGGAAGCCCAGGCCGAGGGGTTGTTCACCCTGCGAGGGGCAAGGCCCGGCGTCGACGGCGTCTATCGCATCCGCTCGGTCACGCACCAGGGCTCGCGCGGCAGCGGCACGACGACGTCGCTCGAGCTGGGCGAGCCAGGCGAGGGCGCCGGAGAGGATACCCGCGAGGAATAGCACACCAGACATCCCCGTTACCCCAACCGCTGCGGCCCTGCCCAGCGGGTTTTTTGTTGGAGAGACCCATGACCTGGAAAGAGGTTCAGACAGCGCTGGCGGCAGCGGGGTTCCACCCTGGCCCCGTCGACGGCATCCCGGGCCGGGCCACCCGCGCGGCGGTGGTCCGGTTCCAGCGCTCGCGCGGGCTCGAGCCGGACGGCATCGTCGGGCCGAAGACGCTACGGGCGCTGGGGGCGGTCACCCCGTCGAAGGGCCCGGCCATCGAGCCGCCGCCCGCCTGGTACGAAATCGCAAAGGCCAAGCTAGGCCTGCATGAGAGCCGCAACAACACGTCGCTGTTGGCCTGGCTCCGATCAGACGGGCGCACGCTCGGCGACCCGTCCCGATTGCCCTGGTGCGGCGATTTCGTCGAGACCTGCCTTGCCCTGTCGCTGCCCGACGAGATCCTGCCGGGCAATCCCTACCTTGCCCGGAACTGGCTGAAGGCCGGTGTCGGCATCGAAGGTCCGGCGCTCGGCGCCATCGCCGTGTTCTGGCGCGGCACCAAGTCCGGCACCTCCGGGCATGTGGGGTTCTACGCCGGCGAGGACGCGACGCACATCCATGTGCTGGGCGGGAACCAGTCCAACGCGGTGACGATCGCGCGCATCCACCGCGACCGGCTGCTTGGGCTTCGCTGGCCGGCCACCCGTCCGCGCCCGCCCATCCGCCCCGTCCTGCGCCCGGCATCGGGCACAGTCACCACCAACGAGGCCTGAGCGCCTCTTCATTCGGAGCAGACCCATGAAGACGTTTGACCTGTTCGCGCTGGCCGCCCCGGCGCTGATCGCTCTCCTCCTCCTCGCGCTGGTGCCGCATCCCGCGCTCGCGTCCGAGACCACTGTCGACCTCGGCGCGCTCCTGCCGTCGCTGATCGAGACGCTGGCGCTCGTCGTCAGCGGTGTCGCCGTCTGGGCCGTGCGCCGGTTCCTAGCCGAGATGGAGGATCGGACCAACATCCGGCTCGACGAGCAGATGAAAGCCCGCGTCGACGACGCCATGCGCCGGGCCATCGACTATGGCACCGCCAAGGCGATGCACGCGGCCAAGGGCGGGGTGCGGGTCGATGTCCGGTCGACGGCGCTGGCCGAGGCCACGACTTATGTGATCGAGGCCGTGCCAACTGCGCTTGAGTATTTCGGCATCGACAAGGCGGGCGTCACCCGCCGCCTCGAGGCACGGCTCGGCCTCGACCTCGACGGCGATGGCCGCGTCGGCTTCACCGACCGGTGATGCTCATCGACATCCTGGCGGCGGTGGTCGCCAGGGTGCTCGCCGCGCTGGTTGCCGACTGGCGCCGCGAGCGTCTCGCCCGGGCCGACGAGCTCGCCCGATCCGCCAAGAAGATCAGACAGGACATTGCCAATGCGCGCGAAACTGTTCGCCGTCAGCCTCCTGACGAGCGCCGCCGCCGGCTGCGGGAGCATGCCGCTGCCCGCCAGCACGGCTCCCGCAAGCTGTGACCAGCTGGCTCCCTTGCTCTCCGAGATCCACTGGACCGAGGCCGATGCCGACACGGTGAGCGACGAGCTCGCCGACAGCCTGAGCGTCGTCCGCGACCTGCAATCGAGATGTGAGGGGACCCGATGACTGAGACCCTGCGATTTGAAATCACCACCGCCTGGACCGAAGTGGCGAACAACTCGCCTGACGTGCTCATCCAGCGGCTGAGTGTCGAAGACGTGCGCGTCCATGTCGGCGCAAGTGTGCCGGCAGCAGACGCCCCGGCGCTGCTGCTTGGCGGGGCGTCCCGGACCGCGGTGCATTTCGCGTTTCTGGCCGCCGGGGATCGTGTGTTTGTCGCCGGGGCTTCGGGACCGGCGACCGTTGTCGTGGTGCGGGCATGAGCGCCGCGACGGCAGAGCGCGTGGCCCTGCAGATCGCGAAAGATCTTCAGGGTGACGTGGTGCGGCTGCACCGTGAAACGCTCGACAGTGCTGCAGCCTCCGCAAGCGCCGCCAGCGCAGCGGCCGCCACCGCCGCCAATGCACAGGATGCCCTGCACCAGCAGCGGCAAGTCGCGGCGGAAGTGGCGGCGGCGGTTGCAGCGCATGTTCCCGGCCACGCGTGGACAGGCTCCAGCCTGGCGCTGCGCAACCCCGACGGGACGCTTGGCACAGCTGTCGACCTTCGTGGACCGGTTGGTCCTGCAGGGCCGCAAGGCGCGCGCGGCATCCCCGGGGAGCTCGGCCCGCAAGGCCCGGTTGGTCCGCAAGGCCCCGTCGGCCCGATCGGCCCGCAAGGCATTGTCGACTACAGCGCCGGGATCATCACCAGCACGGCGGCCACCTACACGCCGGACGCCGGCACCATCGGCCGCACTGTCGTCATCGGCCGATCGGCTGACGGCACAGTCACGCTGCCGGCGGACCTCCCGATCGGCTTCAACTTCGTTCTCGTCCAGGCCGGCACAGGCCGGGTCAACCTGACCGCCGGGGCAGGGGCAACCGTCGTCAATGTCGACGGCGTGACCCGCACCCGGGCCCGCTGGGCTGCGGCAGCGGCGGTCGTCATCGCCAATGCGGGCGGCACGGCGGCGCAGTGGCTCGTCTCCGGCGATCTCGCGATCTGAAGGACCATCACCATGATCAAGAAACTTGGGGCCTGGGGCATCGGCCCCATGGTCTCGGGCGCCACCGGCCCGGCCTGGATGCGTCCGTTCCAGTTCGCGGCGGATTTCCGGTCCGGCTTCGTCCGGCTCGGCGGCCGGCGCGTGTCGATGGAGACGATTGACGGCTATCACACCCGCGCCTCTGAGCGGCGTGCCGTGAACAGCGCTGGCATATCTTTGCCGTTTGCGAATGGTGCCATGGCCCGGACGGACTTGGGGTATGACTCGCGTGAGGGCTGGATCAATCTGGTCGGCGCTGCCGATTTTGCGACGGCCACACTCGGCGTTATTGGTGCTGGCGGGTCATTGCCGGGTTGGTCCGCGACGGGCGTTGCAACAGCCGGTCTGACGACGGAGGTTGTCGAGCTGCTGACCTACCGGGGCCTGCCAGCGGCGCGCGTCCGCGTCTATGGCGTCTGGAATGGGACGTTCTGGGAGCTGCGTCCGGGCGAGCAGCAGGGCCTCACGGAGGGCGTGACGTACACGTCTTCGATGGTCATCGCAGAGCGGCAGTGTCCTGGTCCGGGCGCGCCGCAACTTGAGGTTTCGTGGCGATCCGCTCCGTCCAGCGCCTATGTCTCTGGCATCCTGGTCTCGACGCCTTCGCAGTTCATCAGCCCGGCAACGCCCGATCTCCAATCAGCGTCACTGGTTTGCCCCGCCGGCGCAAGCCGAGTGCGCCTGAGACTGATCTCCGGCGGCTCATCCGGCTGGGTCGCAGGAAACTTCATCGATTTCACCTGCGTTCTGGCAGCACCTCAGGTCACCGCGACGCCTTACCTTATGCCGTTTGGGTCAAACACAGTCGCCCCGGATGCGCTCTTTATTCCCGCATCTGCTGCGGGATTGGCGGTAAACCCGAGCGTGACCGGTTTAACGATGGTATGGCGCGGCATCGACTACCAGTCTGCTCCCCCGTTCGTACATTTCGTGGATATCCGTGCGGATGGAAATAACCGGTTTACTCTGTTCCGCCGCCTTTCGGACGGTGGCGTGGGTAGTACCGTGGGTTCGAACGGCCCGACGTCCGGTCCGGGTCTAGGGACCCTCGCACAGCTGCCGAGGGGTACTGAGTTTACAATGGTCGCAACGTGGCGGCCGGACGGGGCGGTGTGGGTCAAGGCGGGTTCGGTTAGTCCTGGTACGATTACTCGGCCGATGATGGTGGGCACCCCAGCCGGCATCGGAATTGCCTGCAACGGGGCAAACGGCCAAGACAGGCTCAACTCCCAAACCCGTATAGCCGGTATCGGCGGTTTCGCCTTGTCCGACGCCGACGCGCTCAACCTGTTCAACGCGGTGGCTGCAGCATGACAAAGATGACCATTGACCACATCCTGCATTTCTTGCGCCCGGAAGACGTCAACCTGCAGGTACTCGGTATCCAACCAGCCGAGGAGGGTGGGGCTCTGGCACTGCCCGCCATCGCGCAGCAATTCTCGGGCGTGTTCGAAGGCCGGCGCTATGCCGGCCTGCGCTGCGAAGTGATCGCCGCCGAGGCGGTTTTTGACGGTGACGGCAACGAGATCTCGCCTGCCGTGCGAGAGGCCGGCATCTGGCTCACGATCCGCGCTGCTGTGCCGCTGGCGCTGCCGGCTCTGGTGGCCGTGGCTGACATCGAGCTGGCAAGTGCCGCGCCGCAACAGCCCTTCGTGCTGTGGCGCAATCCGGCCTATCCGGTTGAGGCGCTGGCAAAGCGGGTCTGGCCGCTCTGGAGCGGGTCTGAGATCTATGCCGAGCGGCTGCGCAATCTGACCGAGGCGGACATCGTCACCGTCTGACCTTTGCCGCCGCCCGCGCAGGGCGGCGGACCTTTCCTTCCGCGCTGCGGCGCAAATCTCCGGAGACATCAATGCGGCAGCAGGAATGGCTGGGCTGGCTGGCCCATGCATCATTGACCAAATGGGCCGTGATCATCGGCTTCGCGGTGCTCGGCGCGATGCTGCAGCGTGACCTCACCCTCTCCGGCCGCCTGCTGGCGCTGGCCGCCGGCATCGGCGCGGCGGTCATCTTCGCGGATCCGATCCGCCAGTTTCTCAATCTGGACCCGTCCTGGTCCGACGCAGTCGCGGCCGGCCTCGCGCTGACGGGTCGCAACTGGGCGGTGTTCATGCTCCGGGCCAGCCGGGACCCGCTCGCCACGGCGCGCGACGTGCTGGCCATCTGGCGCGGCGGCAAGGGGGGCGGTCATGGCAGCACATGAGGCGCCCGCCGACGAGGACCGGCAGACGGCGGCACGCGCCGCTGTCGAGCACATCCTCTCCGCCTATGCCCTTCTCGGCCTGCCGGCCGAGACCTTCGGTCACTGGCTCGCCGGCATAGCGGAGGATTTCAGGTCAGGGGAGGTGGACCGGCCGGGGCGGGTGAATTGAGGGGGCTTCGGCGCCTGGCGTGCCGGTGGCCCGACCAAGTCTCATCTTGTGCCGGAGTCATGCGCATCGGCGGCGGCTGCTGTGGCGACAGTCGACCCGCGCGGGATGACTTTGAACTGGTAGCCTTTTCGAATGCCGCGAGCGAGGACAAGGCCGAGACAGGCGGATTGGGCGCCGACGCATGGCCAACCGATGGAAACCGCTTCCGCGTCGTCGCTTGCAATGCCCAGCTCGATCTCGGACGGTGGTCCGTGCTTTTCAGACGCGTCCGCGATCTGTTTCAGCGTTTCTGTCGCCGCCGTCTCGATCCGCGCCGCCAATTCCGCGAGCTCTGCAAGGACGGCGTTGGGCACGCGGTTGCGTCCAGTGGACCATGACTTCACAGTGTCAAGGCGCACGTTCAGGAGCTGGGCGGCCTCTCGATGAGAGAGGCCGCAGATCTGTGACAGTAAAGAGAATGTGGTGGCCATGGTTCATCCTGGCAACGGGGAGCGAAGAACTGGTGCGCTGCAGCGGTCGGTGACAACAAATGCAGGAAGCCATTCGATCATCCCTATCTGCCGGTCTCCGCGATATTTCCATGTCAACTGCGGCGTCTCGACCACGATATCGATAACCGGCGCGCCATCCTCATAGCGGCGACGAGCGCGCCTGGATATCCGGTGCGCGGGCACGGGGCCGGATTTGGCAACGGCCTTGACCAAACTCCGTGCAATGCCTTTCGGCTGCCGGACGCCTCCCAAAATGGCGGTGGCTTCAAGCGCGGCTTCGAGGCCGCGTTCTGCGATCTGGTTCACGGCGTCGGCATAATGCCGCCCTCTGGCCAAGAACCGCGCGCGACCGGCGGGAAGTTCGGATTGAAACTTGGTGATCATGATCAGGTCTCCATTACCTCATGCGGAGGGCTGTCCCTCTGCGCAGTTCCAAACATACACCAATGGTGTATGTTGTCAATCTCCCAGCGCGGCATCCCTCAAGGTTTTCCAGATCGGCCAGTCGACGGCTGCGGCCGAGCGGGCGAGCAGGTCCCGGCCGCGCGTGCCCTTGATGCCGATGGCCCCCCATGCGGCGTTGTGCCCGTAGCCGCCGAGGCGCTGTGACAGCGTCTCGAGCAGGGTGGCGACAAGGTCGGTCGCCGGGGGCATGTCGCAAACGCCGAGGCCCATGATCTCCTGCCGGACCGCCTCTGCGGTCAGGGCTGCCGGATGGTCGGCGTGTTCGCCGGCTGCGACCTGCCGGCGCAGGGCGGCGAGGGGCGCTCCGATCAGGGGGCGCTCGGCGTCGTCGCGGGCGATCGCGCGGATGATGAGAGCCTGAGCGAGATGGTCCTGCATGGTCTTTTCCTTGGAGGTTGACAGCCTGGCTGATCTGGACATAGCCTGATCCAGTCAGCGCAAGGGGCTGGCAATTCTGCGGCAGTCCTGCCTGTTGCAGTGGATCGAAATATTCTTTGAGCTGTGGCGCTGCATTTGCAGGGTCGTGGGAACAGCCCGCCCGGAAACGAGCGGGCTGTTTTGGTGTTTCAGCCGGCGGAGCCGGTCAGTTTACGCCAAGCAGAGCCTTGGCCCTTCTGAGGTCGTCCATCTTGATGCCGAGCTTGGTTTCAAGGGCGCGAATGTGTTTCATGTCGATGCTGTTGCCTTTACGCGGCAGTTTGACGGCCTCTGCATTCCATGCGGCGCGACGGGCGTTGAATACATCCAGTGTCCATTCGGCGGCGAATTGTGCGGCTTCAGCGGCCTGGCGGCGACGAACGATCTCCGAGGACAGGGCGTGCAGCTCGTTGTCGTAAATGGTGTGGTTGCTTTCGTGCTCGCGGCCAACCGCGTTGATGTAGTGCCTCCGCTCTGCCGCGATGCGCTTCAGGGCGGCGTCGAGGTCGGCGTCCGTCCAGGTGCTGTAATCGGTCATCTCTTTGTCTCCTGCCTCCGTACCGGCGAGGCGCCCGCACCGCCCCTTGGCGATGATTTGAATATAGTGCGGAAATCCCGCACTGTAAAGGAGTAAATCAGCGCTGCGGCTCTTTTTTGTCCGCCCCGGCATAGTCCATCCACGCCCAGCCGAGGGACGCCGCCCAGGCCCCGGTCCAGGCGAGAGCCTCCGGATAGGCTGCGATGCTGTCCTCGATGCGGTCTGCGATCCACGGGGCGGCGGGCATGTCGTCGATGCTGGTGCGCAGCGGCGTCGAGCTGGACCGGTGCAGCAGGCTCCAGAGCCCTTTGGCGGCGGTCGAGCGCAGTGCAATGCCGGTCGTCAGCAGCGGCGCGTTATGCTCGGCCGAGATCAGCGTGACCAGCAGCGACCGGCCGACATGATGGCCGCGCGCGATGACGCCCGGCTCTGCCGGCACCGGCACGTCGCCGCCGAGCAGGATCGGATCCAGCAACTCCAGCATGACGGCAATGCTGCCCTCGCTGACGCGCGCCTGCTTGTGCATGTGCCCGGTGTTGAGGGTGATGTGGTGCATGTAGGTCATCGATTGCCTTTCAGCTGGTCGATCCAGCGGCTTGCCTGGCTCTTGGTCAGGTCGTCCGGCAGTGCGTCCGAGAGCCCGGCCTTGCGCAGGAGGCGGCCGAGATAGCCGCGCTGCTCGGGTGTGGCGGGTGCGGGGCCACTCAGGCTGGAGAGCGTGCCTCCCGACATGAGCCGGTTGATCCAGCGCGCGGCATCGGCCCGGGTCAGGTTGTCGGGGATCTCCTCGCGCTGGCCGGCCTGGTCCATGAGATACAGCAGCTTTTGCCTTTGGGCCTGCGTCGCCGTGTAGGTCCAGTTGGACCAGCGACGGCCCCGCGCGGCGCGGGGGCTGTGACCGGCCCGATCCGGCGCGGTGCTGGCAGGGGTTGCCTGCGCGCCGAGCGTGATGACCAGCTGCGAAGCTGGCTGCGCCACGCGCAGGGCCAGATCTGGCAGCGCGCCGGATCGGCCGAGGGTGTAGCGGCAGAGCGTCCGGTCCTTGTCTGCCCAGGCCTTCGCGCGCAACTCGGGGCCGGCCATCATCGGGCGCCAGCTCCAGGTGATGTAGCCCTGTTCGCGCGCGGCCGCCTCAAACCCGGCCATGTAGGGCGGCAGCGGGCCGCTGTAGCCGGGGGCGATATAGGTGCGCAGCACGTCCCATGCGCCATAGCCCCAGGCGGTCTCCAGCGCCAGTTGCTCGATGCGCGGCGAGGGGGGCAGCGTCGCGGCTGCGGTCGGCAGGCGGCTCCTGACCGTCATGGTCACGCCGCGCTCTGCCACCTCGACCGGCTCGTCGGCAAACTCGGCCCAGTCGACGGCAATGATGGTGTCGCCATGGATGGCGGGGGCGGCGAGGGTCACGGACTTGACCGGGCTGCCCTGCGCGGCGATGAGCCGCGCGAGGGTCCTGGTGATGGGGTTTGCCGTCACTTGCCGGCCTCCTTTGTGGCTTCGCGCCAGGCATTCGCGCCGATCACATCGGGGGTCAGGTTCCGCGCGTCGATCCAGTAGCGCGCCTCGGTCTTTGCGGCGAGGGCGGCAAACATCACCTCGGTGCGGGCGGTCAGCTCGGCGACATTCTCCGGCGACCACTTCTCGGCGCGCTCGGCCATCGAGGCGGCGAGCTTGGCCACCTTCTCGGCCCTGATATCGCGCGCCCACTTGACCTGCTTCTCGGAGCCGGTCAGCGGCGGCAGGCTGTGCTCGGCCTCGACGCCGGCGCAGTACAGCTCGTCGTTCTGCGCGCGGCAGGCCGGGCAGTGGCCGGAGGCCTTGGCCCATGCGAGATAGCTGTGGCGGGTGTCGTGCTTGCCGTAGAGCTGCTTGGTTTCGCTGTGGCCGCAGGAATATTCGATGTCGTAGAGGGCCATGGTCTTGTCTCCTGCCTCCGTATCGGCGAGGCGCCCGCATCGCACCTTGGCGATGATTTGAATATAGTGCGGAAATTCCGCGTTGTAAAGGGGGGTTGTCAAGCCAAGGGTAGAAATTCTGATGCGATCACACGCGCGCGGTCGCGGATCATGATCTCGACGCCCTGGCGGCAGGTCTTCGCAGCGTCGAATGCGCCGCGCGCGACGGTCACATTCGCGCAGCGCGCGATCACCTCGACGATGCGTCCCGTTTCGTCGAGGGCTTCGACCGTGATGGGCAGGTGTTCGTCAAGCGTGGGGTGTGGCATCTGGCGCAGCTCTTTGTTCCAGTAATGTTCTCACATCGCCAGAAACGCAAAGAACGTCAATCCGAATTTCTGAGATCCCGCTGACGCGGGTGCCGGGGGCGTGCTCCCCGGCAGGCCGGACCTATCCGCCAAGATCGTCCCGGCCTCGATGGCAAGCGCATTCACCGCCCCGCGATCAGACCCGAAGGTCTGATTCTGCCTCTCGCAGATGGCGGGCGTTATCAGGATGCGCGCGTGTGGAGTCAATCTTTGTTTGCGAGGCAGTGCCTCGTCACAAGCTTTCGGTGCTGGATCTGTTCTCTGGCATCGGCGGCTTTTCTCTGGGTTTCGAGCGGACAGGAGGGTTCCGGACAGTCGCCTTTTGCGAGATTGAGCCGTTCTGCGGTCATGTGCTGCGCAAGCAATGGCCAGATGTCCCTCTTTATCGCGATGTGCGGGAGCTGACACATGAGCGATTGCGAGCAGATGGAATTCCAGCTGTCGACGTCATCACCGGCGGCTTCCCGTGCCAAGACCTTTCAACAGCCGGTCGCCGCGCTGGAATTGAAGGTCAGCGTTCGGGATTATGGTCTGAAATTTGCAGCCTTATTGGCGAGTTACGACCCCTATACGCAGTCATGGAAAACGTCTGGAACCTCCTTGCTGGCCCGGACGACCAACCAGGCCGATGGTTCGGACGTGTTCTCGGCGACCTGGCCGAGGTCGGGTATGATGCGGAATGGCATTGCATACCGGCTGCGGCGGTTGGTGCCCAACACTACCGGGAAAGAGTCTGGATTGTGGCCTACGCCGCTCAAGACCGATGGTTTCACGATCGGTCAATTTTCAGTGGCCACACAAGCGTCCATGGAGTTGAAAGGCTACCAGCAGAGGTTCTGGACACGCCTGGCCTTGCTGAACTATTCGCCCGAGGCGATTGCCCGGATATCCGAAAGGATGCTCGGCTATCCCGAGCGGTGGACCGAATTGGAGCCATAG